TGCAGATTTTGGTCTGTACGGAACCGGGGGGTTTCGCGGCATCCCCGAAATGGGGTTGACCTGCGGTTTTGCTGATACCCTGTTGATTCCCGAAATGGGAGGAATGTCATGCCACCCCTACCTAAAGATCCTTCTGTGCGCGCTCGGCGCAATAAGTCGTCGACGCGGGCTACGTTGTCTGCGGATCATGATGTGGTCGCTCCTGAGTTGCCGGATGGTGTGGTGTGGCATCCGTTGACGGTGCGTTGGTGGAATGACATTTGGGCGTCGCCGATGGCCCCGGAGTACACCGATTCGGATATCAACGGGCTGTTTCGTGTGGCGATGTTGTACAACGATTTTTGGACCGCGGATACCGCGAAGGCGCGGGCGGAGGCTCAGGTTCGGCTGGAGAAAGCTGACACCGATTATGGGACGAATCCGTTGGCTCGCCGCCGGTTGGAGTGGCAGATTGAGGCGACGGAGGATTCGAAGGCGAAGGGGTCGAAGCGGCGGAAGTCGGAGGCCGCGCCCGTGAGCCGGTCTGAGCCTGGTGCTGATCCGCGCCTGAAGCTTGTGACGTAGCGGTTCGACCGAGGCAGCTTAGATGGCTGTACTTCAGGTTCCTGCTGTGGATTTGACGTTTCCAACGTTGGGTCCGCAGGTGTGCGACTTCATTGAGGATCGAATGGTGTTCGGCCCGGGCTCACTGTCGGGTCAGCCGGCCCGTCTTGATGATGAGAAGCGCGCGCTGGTGTATCGGCTGTACGAGTTGTATCCGCGTGGGCACCGTTTGGCTGGCCGTCGGCGGTTTGAGCGGGCTGGTGTCGAACTCAGGAAGGGTGTAGCCAAGACCGAGTTCGCGGCGTGGATTTGCGGTGTGGAGTTGCATCCAGAGGCGCCGGTTCGGTGTGACGGTTTTGACGCCGCGGGGAATCCTGTGGGTCGGCCGGTGCGGTCGCCGGTGATTCCGATGATGGCGGTCACCGAGGAGCAGGTGTCGGAGCTGGCGTTCGGTGTGCTGAAGTACATCTTGGAGAACGGCCCCGATGTTGATCTGTTTGATATCAGCAAGGAGCGGATCGTCCGGTTGTCGCCTTCGGGTGGCGAGGATGGGTTCGCTGTTGCTGTGTCGAATGCTCCGGGGTCTCGCGATGGCGCGCGGACGACGTTTCAGCATTTCGATGAGCCGCACCGGTTGTTTATGCCGAGGCATCGTGATGCGCACGAGACGATGTTGCAGAACATGCCGAAGCGGCCGATGGAGGACCCGTGGACGTTGTACACGTCGACTGCTGGGCAGCCTGGTCAGGGCAGCATCGAAGAGGACGTGTTAGCTGAGGCGGAGTCGATCGCCAGGGGTGAGCGGCAGGACCCGTCGCTGTTCTTCTTTCGGCGCTGGGCCGGTGATGAGCATGATGATCTGTCCACCGTGGAGAAGCGTGTCGCCGCTGTCGCGGATGCCACTGGCCCTATTGGGGAGTGGGGGCCGGGGCAGTTTGAGCGGATCGCGAAGGACTACGACCGCACTGGTATTGACCGCGCTTACTGGGAGCGGGTCTATCTGAATCGGTGGCGTAAGTCTGGCTCTCAGGCGTTCGATATGACGCGCCTGGTGCAGTGCGATGAGACGGTGCCGGATGGAGCGTTCGTCACCGCTGGGTTTGACGGGTCGCGGTGGAGAGATGCGACGGCTGTCGTGGTCACTGAGATTGCGACGGGACGCCAGATGTTGTTGGGCTGTTGGGAGCGGCCCGAGAACGTCGAAGAGTGGGAAGTCCCTGAGCATGAGGTGACAGCGCTCGTTGTGGACATGATGTCGCGGTTTGAGGTGTGGCGCATGTACTGCGACCCGTGGGGCTGGGATTCGACGATCGCCGCGTGGGCGGGCCGTTTCCCGGATCGGGTTGTGGAGTGGGCTGTTGGCGGCGGTGGCAGTTTGAGGCGTGTGGCTGCTGCGACGCAGGGTTATGCGGATGCGTTGGCGACTGGCGACGCGGCGCTGGCTGCCAATGTGTGGCGGCCGAAGTTTGTTGAGCATATGGGTCATGCGGGGCGGCGTGAGCTGAAGCTGGTGGACGATACGGGCCAGCCGCTGTGGGTGATGCAGAAGCAGGATGGCCGTTTGGCCGACAAGTTCGATGCTGCGATGGCGGGAATGCTGTCGTGGGAAGCGTGTGTTGATGCGCGGCGCGACGGGGCACGTCCGCGGCCGAAAGTGTTTGCGCCTAGACGGATCTACTAGTCGCCATAGAGACAGAGAGGGGGTCAGCTGTTGACTGCTTCAACGCCAGCGGAATGGCTCCCGGTATTGACGAAGCGTATCGACGACGGAATGTCGCGGGTGCGTTTGTTGGCGCGTTACTCCAATGGGGATGCTCCGCTGCCCGAGTTGACGAGGAACACGTCTGCGGCGTGGCGTTCGTTTCAGCGTGAGGCGCGCACCAACTGGGGTCTGATGGTGCGTGACTCTGTTGCTGACCGGATCATCCCGAATGGCATCACGGTTGGTGGTTCCGCCGATAGTGATTTGGCGTTACGTGCACGTCGCATTTGGCGGGATAACCGCATGGATTCCGTGTGTAAGCAGTGGGTCAAGTATGGGCTGGACTTCGGCGAGTCGTATTTGACGTGCTGGCGTCGTGATGACGGTACGGCGACGATCACAGCTGACTCTCCTGAAACGATGGTTGTCAGCGTTGACCCGCTGCAGCCGTGGCGGATCAGGTCCGCTATGCGGTGGTGGCGGGACCTCGATGCCGAGTCGGACTTTGCGATTGTGTGGTCGGGTGACGGGTGGCAAAAGTTCGCCCGTCCGTGCTTTGTGCAGTCGTCGTCCCGGCGCAGGCTGGTGACGCGAATCTCAGACTCGTGGGTTCCGGTTGGTGATGCTGTAGTGACCGGTTCGCCGCCGCCGGTGGTGGTGTACCAGAACCCTGATGGCATGGGCGAGGTGGAGCCTCACATTGACATCATCAACCGGATCAACCGGGCTGAGCTTCAGTTGTTGTCCACGATGGCGATCCAGGCTTTCCGTCAGCGGGCGTTGAAGTCGACGGATAATGGGTTGCCGAAGGTCGATGAGAACGGCAACGCGATCGACTACGCCTCGATCTTTGAGGCCGCGCCGGGAGCGTTGTGGGAGTTGCCCCCTGGGGTTGATATCTGGGAATCGCAGACGAACGACTTCACTCCGATGTTGTCGGCGATAAAGGAGCATATTCGACAGCTGTCGTCGGCGACCAAGACTCCGTTGCCGATGCTGATGCCGGACAGCGCGAACCAGTCAGCTGAGGGTGCGCACAACATTGAGAAGGGCTTCCTGTTCAAGTGTGAGGATCGGCTTTCGATAGCGAAGATCGGCCTGGAGGCCATCTTGGTCAAGGCGATGCAGCTTGAGGGCGAGGCCGTTGAGGACACAGTGGATGTGTCGTTCGAATCTCCAGATCGTGTGACGCTGGGGGAGAAGTATGCTGCCGCCTCTCTGGCTAAGGCGGCCGGCGAGTCGTGGGCGTCTATCCGGCGGAATATCCTGAACTACAACGCCGATCAGATCAAGCAGGACGATCTTGATAGGGCGCGTGAGCAGATAACTTTGTTCGCCGGCAACTCGGTGCAGCGTCCCCAGGAAGATGGATCACGCTGAGTATGCGGCTGCGACCGCTGAACTGAGGCGCAGACTGCTCGAATATGTGTCCGCAGCGTGGACATCGGTAACGCTGTCTGACAGTGGACTGCAAGAGCTGACATCTTCGGTGGCACCGGTTGTCCAAGCGGCCCAAGAGTCGATGGCTGCCATGACTTCGGTGTACATCGCAGAAGTCACCCAGCAGTCACCGGTGCAGGCCGTCGAGGTTTCCGCGATTCGCGGTGTGCCGTCGGAGACGGTGTACGCGCGACCTGTGATCACAGCACGTACGGCACTGTCGGAAGGTAAGAGCGTCGCAGCGGCACTCCGGGCCGGTCAGCGTCGTATCGAGAACCTGGCGGGCACCGACCTGCAACTTGCAAAGACGCACCAAGCTAGGTCGTCGTTCGCCCGCAGCGGCGTCCAGTTCTACCGCCGCGTCTTGACCGGCAACGAGAACTGCGCGTTGTGCGTCATCGCATCAACCATGCGATACCGCAAAAACTCGTTGATGCCCATACATCCCGGGTGTGATTGCGACGTGGATGTGATCCCGCCGGGGATGGACTTCGACACGATCAGCACGGAGCTTCTCAACGAGACGCATGACCAGGTGAAGGCGTTCGCGGATATCGCAGACCGCGGCGGACGCGCCGTTGACTACCGGAAGTTGATCGTCACTCGGGATCACGGCGAGGTTGGGCCGGTCCTCGCATGGCGTGACCAAAAGTTCTCAGGCCCCAGAAGCATCCAGCGCTAACCCCGGCGGTCTGGATAACGCACACATGGCCCGTAACGGGCATGTCACAAAGAAAACCCATCCGCAAAGGAAACAAACCCTCATGTCTGATGATGTGACAGCAGAAACGTCGGAACACAGCGCCGTAACGGAGCCAGTGGAACCGGCAGGCGACCAGGACGCAACCGCCACGGTTGAGGAGCCCACGCAAGCTCCGAAACCAACCGAGACGGTCGAGTTCTGGAAGAAAATGGCCCGCAAGAACGAGGCGCAAGCCAAGGAGAACTTCGCGGACGCCAAGAAGTGGCGCGAGTCGCAGGAAAAGATCGGCGACGACCCGCTGGCCCGGATCGAAGAACTGGCACGAAAGTTCGAGACGGCTGAGCGTGAACGCATCCGAAGTGATGTGGCGCGTGAAACGAAAGTCGATCCGGAGTTCATTCATGGCGATACCGAGGAAGAGATGCGCGAATCCGCCGACCGGTGGAACGAGTTCGTCAACAAGCGGATCGAAGAAGCGCTGAAGGCCAAAACGGCATCGTCGGCCGTGCCGACGTCGGAAGTCACATCAGACAAGAAGGTTGAAGGCCCGAAGCCTCTCACCCCCGCCGAGTACGCGGCGCTGCCGCCTGCCGAGCGAAAGAAGGCGCGCGAAGAGGGCCGACTCGACAGCTATCTACGTGGAGAACTCCACTAACACAGAAGGGAGCCAAAAATGGCTTTCAACAACTTCATTCCTGAACTCTGGTCGGACATGCTCCTGGAGGAGTGGACCGCCCAGACCGTCTTCGCCAACCTCGTCAACCGCGAGTACGAGGGCATCGCAAGCAAGGGCAACGTGGTGCACATCGCTGGCGTGGTGGCACCTACCGTCAAGGACTACAAGGCCGCTGGCCGGCAGACCTCGGCGGACGCGATTTCCGACACCGGTGTCGATCTGCTCATCGATCAGGAAAAGTCGATCGACTTCCTCGTCGATGACATCGACCGTGTTCAGGTCGCTGGTTCGCTGGAGGCCTACACCCGTGCTGGTGCCACGGCCCTGGCCACCGACACCGACAAGTTCATCGCTGATCTGCTGGTGGACAACGGAACCGCGCTTACCGGTTCGGCGCCTACGGACGCTGATGATGCGTTCGACCTGATCGCCACGGCGCTCAAGGAGCTGACGAAGGCGAACGTCCCGAACGTGGGGCGTGTCGTTGTCGTGAACGCGGAGATGGCGTTCTGGCTGCGGTCGTCCGGCTCGAAGCTGACCAGCGCGGACACCTCCGGCGACGCTGCTGGCCTGCGGGCGGGCACCATCGGGAACCTGCTGGGTGCCCGGATCGTGGAGTCCAACAACCTGCGGGACACCGACGATGAGCAGTTCGTCGCGTTCCACCCGTCGGCCGCTGCGTATGTGTCGCAGATCGACACCGTTGAGGCGCTGCGGGATCAGGATAGCTTCTCTGACCGTATCCGTGCCCTGCACGTGTCCGGCGGCAAGGTTGTTCGACCCACCGGCGTTGTTGTGTTCAACAAGACGGGTAGCTAGTGCTCGCTACTGCCGATGATGTTGCCGCGGCGCTGGGACTAGCCAGCGCCGCGGACCTCACCCCAGAGCAGCAGGCCCGCGTGGATGCGCTGCTGGAGCGTGTTAGCGACGCGTTCCAGCGCGTGTCCGGCCGGGTGTTCACCACGGGTATCACTCGTGTGCGGGCGAACGTGGTCAACGGCAGGGTGTGGCTTCCTGGCCTCGTGGAAGAGGTCAACAGCGTTGAGAACGTTGACGGCAGTGACGTGGATTTCACGCAAGACGGCAACTATGTGGACGTGTCCCGGAATGGGTGTCCGCTGGTCACCGGAACTGTTGTGGTAGTCGAATATGTCGGTGGTGGCGCACCGGATGCAGTGACATCGCTCGTCGCAGCGGTGGTTGCACGGCATCTGACCGTGCAGCCAGGGTCGGTGCAGGCGCAAGCCGTGGCACTAACGGCTGGACCGTTCACTCAGCGCAATGCCGAGTGGGTTTCCAGCACATCCCTGTTCACCCCCGATGAGCTTGACGACGTGCGGCGGTTTGCGCATCCCGTCCCGACGATCACAGTGCACCGGCTATGACGTTCCCAACTTCGTTCGTGGTGACACGGATCCCGCATGTAGGTGACTCTTCGGACGGTTTGGGTAACACGAAACCTCAGTTCGGGGCCGGTGTTGCTGTGGCCGCGATCCAGCTGGCCCCGCATGTTCAGATGATGGGCTCGGCGACGATCACGGAAACGCAGGTTGTGGATGTGGACCTGTATCTGCCCGCGGGGTCTCCGGTGACCGTGAAGGACCGGATCAGTATCGGCGCGGATGTGTTTGATGTTGTCGCGGTTCGGGACTGGACTATGGGATTCCACGGTTGGGCGCCGGGGTTGGTTGCCGAGTTGCGGAAGGTGACGTAGATGGCGAACGGTCCAGCGAAGAAGAATCCTCTGTCGAAGTTCGGTATCCGGCTCGACGATTTCGACAAGCTTCCCGAGGTGAATCAGGGCGTCAACGAGTTCATGGACGAGGTTGCCGCCGCGTGGAAGCAGAACTCCCCGGTGACGTCCGGAGCGTATCGCGATTCGGTTCAGGTGACCCAACGTTCCACGAACAAGGGACGCGGCAAGGTCGGGGCGACTGATCCCCAGGCGCACCTTGTGGAGTTCGGGTCGGTGCACAACGACGAGTACGCGCCCGCGCAGAAGACAGCGAAGCAGTTCGGCGGCACCGCTTATGGCGATTGATTCTGCGCCAAGCATTCACCGTGTTCTGGTGGAGTGGCTTTCCCCGCTGGGGAAGGTTTCGACGCGGCGGGTTGCGAATGATCCTTTGCCGCATCGGGTTGTGCGTCGCGTTGATGGTGTGGATGCGCCGGAGGTGGCGCAGGATGTGGCGGTCGTGTCGGTGCACACGTTCGCTTCTGGTGATGCTGCCGCCGATGTAGAGGCCGGTTTGACGCATCAGCGGATGATCGAGCTGTCGTTGAATCCGTTGACGTTGATCACCCTTCCGGGTGGTGTGCTGGTGACGATTGATTATTGCCGGTCGTTGATGGCTCCGATTCCTGTTGAGTACAGCGACGATCCGCATGTTGTTCGGTACGTGGGCCGATACGAGGTCGGCCTGCCGTACCTGTCCTGAGTTTCAGCCCGAAAACAACCAAAGAAATAAAGGCCCTCGCCCCGATTTCTGGGGCTTGGGTCTTTTTTGTTTCGCCGGAGTTCTTTTTGCAATCCGGTCCCCCCATCATGATTGAGAGGAGCGTCCTATGACGCAGCCAATGACCGGCACCGACTGGACCGCCGGCGGATTCACTGACATTCACAAGCCGTTCATTGAACGTGGCGGTTTGCAGGCGGTGTTCATTCGTGACAACCGCGGCGCGGCGACGGACATGTCGCCGTTCGAGGATGACTGTGTGACGGTGAAGTGGTCGCCGTTCGCGCAGGACGGCAAGATTCGCGATGACCTGTTCATTCGCCGCAAGGTGAACGGCAAGTACGAGTACAACACTGACCCTAATGAGGGTTGGTGGCACATCGGCTGCAACCCGGAGGATGGCGGTGCTGAGCGCACCCCGGATGTTACGTCTGACGATTTGATGGTGTTGCAGTCGAAGTTCCCGGTCGATTCTGAGGTGACGGAGAAGTCGTATTCGGTGCGGTTCGTGGCGCTCGGTACGGCTGATCCGCTGATTCACCGGCTGGAGTCGGAGCTTCCGTTGTGCGACAACGCGGGGAATCCGCTTGTGGCGCTGCCCGGTACGCCTGACTATGGCGAGGGTCCGCTGCTCGACGCGGATTCGGCTGAGTACCAGCTGCTGCTGCTGTATGCGCGCCGCACTTCTGGTGGGTTCATTTACCGCGCTGAGGGTTATCCGGCGGTCAAGCTGGATGACCAGGCGTCCAAGCAGCGGTCGAAGACCGATCCTGACGCGGCCGATCTGACGTACAAGGTGCTGCCGAACGAGTACTTCATGCGGCCCGATCCGGCTGGGACGATTGCCCTGGTTCCCGGCTACTTCTACGTGTGGATGGGTGGCCGCGGCTGGGATGCGCAGTACTCGGACGGCAGCTAGCCAGAAAAGCCCCTGCCGGGTGGGTGTTTGTGGCGCGCCGCATGGTGCGTCCGGGGCTGGCCCCCACCCGGCAGGCCCCTCTCCTCAGCCCCGTCTTTCAGCCCCGTGATTGCGTGAAAGGAAGCCCCAAATTCTCATGACTACTTCGAAGCCCACCAACAATGGCGCCGCGGCCCGTGAGCAGGCCACCGAGTTCGATTCCCCGTTCGCTGACCGTGTCCTTCGGTTCGACGACGGAACTACGATGTCGATCCCGCCTCACCCAAACTTGCGGATGCTCGACGACGACGCTCTGGAAGCTTACGAGGCGTACCTCGAAGAGATCGAAACTTACGACCGGGAACCTGACCTGTACATCCCGGAGCAGAAAGTTAAGGACCGAGACGGCAACGAGATGGTCCTGCCGGCGGAGACCCGCCCCGGCGCGGTGAAAGGCCCCCCGTACTACAAGGACGGTAAGCGTGTGTCGCCGCCGCGTGAAGTGCGGATCGTTCAGGTCGTGCTGGGCATGGACTCCTACGAGGTGTTGCGGTCGAAGAAAATCAACGGGCGTCCCGCTGGTGCCCGTGATGTGTGGCGGGCGTGGACCGAGCAGGGCTTCACAATCGCGGAGCGAGCTGAGTCCGACTCGAAAAGTGATGGAGGCCCAGTGGTTTTGGAGACTGTACCCGAGGCAGATAGCGAGTGATCTGCGCCGGTTCTTCGGTTTGAGTGTTGCGGATTGGCATCAGGGCAGGTTGTCCAGTTTGGAGTTGCTGGACTTGTTCGGGGTGCGGTTCGTGGACAACACCGAGGAGCGCGTTCGGGAGTTGTATGTGGATTTCGCTCCTGTTGATGGTGCGGTGGCGCGGGCTGTTCGTGGTGGCCGCTGGTCTGAGCCGGAGTTGATCGCGGCGGAGACGTATAACGAGATCGCCCGGTTTCGGGCGTCGTTTCATGCATCGAAGAGCCGCAAGGCTGTGTATGAGCCGTTTGCGTTTGAGGATCCGGTTGATCGGTTCGAGAAGGCGAAGGCGTCGGTTGAGGCGCATGAGTTGCAGCGTGAGGTTGAGGCCGATCTGTTCGGCTGGTGACGGGAGGTGAGTGTCTGATGCCTATCTACGTGGACATTATTTCCCGTCTTGATGAGCGTGCTGCTGCGGTGGCGGCGAAGAACATTGAGCGTGAGATGGCCGCTGCTGGTGCTCGTGGCGGTTCGGCTGCTGGTCGTGCGATCGGCGAGAATGTGGGCCGGGAGGCTGCTGCCGCTGGGCGTAATGCTGGTGAGCAGTTGTCGCGTGAGGTTGATCGTGCGACGCGGCAGGCGGGTTCTCGTATTGTTGATGGGTTTTCGTCGCATGGTGTGTCGGCGGGCCGGGGGTTTGGTTCGTCATTCGGTTCGTCTCTTGCGTCGTCGATGCCCGTGGCGGGCCGGTTTTCGGCTGCCCTGTCGGGGTATGAGGGTGCGGCGTCGAAGGCTGGCGCGTTGGCTGGCCGCGCGTTGGGCACAGCGTTCACGGCCGCCGCGACAGGCATCATCGGCGCCGCCGGTGTTGCCCTGTTCAAGGGGTTTGATCGGTACAAGTCCCTTGATGCGACGTCGCATCGCCTTGCCGCGATGGGGAACAGCGCCGAGCAGGTCAAGACGATCATGTCGGATATCAACGAGGTCGTCGTTGGCACTCCGATTGCGTTGGACGAGGCCGCGAAGGCTGCTACGCAGTTCCTTGCCGGTGGGGTGAAGCAGGGTCGCCCGTTGCAGGCGGCGTTGACTGCGATCGCGGACGCGGCGGGCGCATCGGGGCAGAAGTTCGGCGACCTGGCCGTCATCTTCAACCAGGTGTTCAACAAGGGCAAGCTGCAGGCCGAAGAGATGTTGCAGCTCAATGAGCGTGGCATCAATGTTCAGGCGGCGTTGCAGAAAGAGTTCGGCCTGACGAGCGCTGAGATTCAGAAGATGTCGAAGGACGGCACGATTTCGTTCGGCATGCTCGTGCAGGCGATTGAGGGCCAGTTCGGTGGCATGTCGAAGAAGCTGGCCGACACTGTTGACGGCGCCTTGTCGAACATGAATGCCGCCGTGGGACGTGTTGGGGCGAACTTCATTTCGGCGCTGTTCGGCGACCCGCTGGACACGACGGAGGGTCCTGGCGCGCTTGCCAAGTCGATCAACAATGTGACCGACAAGCTGAATGACCTGAACGCGTGGATCGTCGCGCACAAGGACGACATCAGGCGCACCTTCGAGGAAGCTGCTGAGACTGCGCAGGATTTGTGGGATGCGCTGTCGAGCGTAGTCGAAATGCTCGACCGGATCGGTATCAGCGTTGGGGACGTGGTGACCGCGTTCGTGGCGTGGAAGTCCATAGCTGGCATCACGGCCCTGACGCAATCTCTCTCAACGGTGAGCACGACATTGGCCGGTCTTCCCGCGACGGCCGATAAGTCGGCCAAGGGAATCTCTGCCGCGTTGTCGCGTGTGGCGGTCCCAGCGTGGCTGGCGTTCCTGGTTGCGCAGAACGGCCCTGAGATTGAACAGGCCATTCAGAACGCGATTCCAGGTGCGGATAGCTGGAATCACTCCAATACGCCGGATCAGTTGGGTCGCAGTGCCCGTGAGTGGTGGGACCGCAACATTCAGGGCGGCACGGGGGTTGATCCGCAGCCGTCTCCGCTTCCTCAGCTCGGCGGCGGGTCTGGACCTGGCACGCCAACGGTTGGCGGCATTCCGATTCCAGGGCTTGTGGGTACGAACTCGAACGGTCCAGCGTCCCCGTTCGGTAACCTTCCCGGTCAGGTTCCATTGGATGTTTCCGTGGAGGATCGCCGCGGGCGTCGTGGTGGCGGCGCGCCTGGTTCGGATGGGGCACCCGCGGATGGCCCGTTGGCTGATCTGTTCCCGGGCGCGGTGGGGGCTGCTGATGGTGGTAGTGGTTCTGGCCCGAAGCTGCCGGATGCGCATGTGTTGCCGTATGACACGACGTTGCCGCCGGGGATTGCTGGTATGCCACCCGACGCGGCCGTGTTCTCCGCTGAATCGTCGTATCTGGATGCGCGGCACAAGCTCGCGGAGAAGCGTGCCCGCGCCGCCCAGCTGGAGCAGTCCACCGAAGCGACCGAGCAGGACCGCCTCAAGGCCCGCAATGATGTGATCGAAGCTGAACGCGACCTTCAGGCCGCCGAGATGCGCATGAGTGATGCCCGCGCGAATCAGTACGAGAAGCTGACGAAGCAAACCGATAAGCATGTCAAGGATTTGGGGCAGATCGGTGCCCAGCTTGATCAGGATTTCGGTATCTCGAAGGGTTTGGCTGGGATCGCGGAGAACATCACGAAGTTCGTGGCGAACCTCACTGCGGCACCGTTGTTGGGGCAGTTGCAGGCCATTTCGGCCTATAACCCGACCCAGGGCGGGCACGGGTTGATGGGTGTGCTCGGCGCGCAGGGTGTGTTCGGGCCGCAGTACCAGAACAACCAGTACGACCGGGGCTCCTACCCGTCCGCCGGTACGACCGGTGTGTCCATGACGCCGATCGGTGCCTATCCCGGCGACGCGGCGCTACTCGCCAACGTTCCGGCGGGCCGGTACACACAAGAACAACGCGGCGACCTGACGCAGGGTTTGGCTGATTGTTCTAGCGCTGTTGAGGATCTGGTCAACTTGATGGATGGCCGCCCGACGACCGGCGCGAGCATGTCGACCCACAATGCGGACGAGTGGTTGACTGCGCGTGGATTCGTCAAGGGCAGGGGCGGTCCGGGTGATTTCCGTGTCGCCTTCAACCCCTCGCATATGCAAGCCACCTTGCCTGGTGGCACGCCGTTCAACTGGGGCAGCGCTTCCGCTGCCGCGCGGCGTGGTATCGGCGGCACGGGCGCGGATGATCCGTCGTTGACGTCGCGGTATTACCGTCCGGTGACGTCGGTTCCTGGCGGGTCGGCGGCGGCGGCGGGTGCTCCGGGGTTGTACAGCCCGCAGAACACCAACCCTGCGTTGAATAACCCGCCGGCTCCGGTGTCGTCGGGTGCGTGGGCGACGAATCCTGCGCCGCTGCCCACCACGGGCGGTGGTGGCGGCCCGATGGCCGCTGGCGCACCGCAAGGTCTGTTCACTGGCGGGCCGACGAACACCACCAACATCGGGGCGAACGTCGCACCGTATGCCGGGTCCGGTTCCGGTGGTATCGGCATGGACGGTGGTGGTGCGCTTGGCATGGCGGTGCAGGCCGGTGGTATGGCGCTGGACGCGATGGCCCCGGGTGCGGGTCAGGCCGCGCAGACTGGGGTGAAGCTGATCAACCGTGCCATCGAGTACGGCGGTCAAGTTGCCGCGATCGGCGCCCAAGGGTTGATGGAAACGTTCTTGCCTACGGGTGGTTCGGATTTGGCGAACAACAACTGGATCACCCGCATTGCCGGGGGGATTGCTGGTGCGGCCCCGGCGTTGCCGAACCTGGCCGGCCAAGCATCCCAGCAGCGCAAGGACATCGACCCACAGGCCACAGGCCAGGGTCAAACCCAAGTCAACCAGGGTGGCGACACGAACATCACGGTCAACAACCAGCGCGCCACCGAAGACGGTACAGGCCGCGACATCGCGTATCACCTGCAAAACCAGTACGTCATGCCGGGAGGGTAAATGGCTAAGAAGCATTACCCCGCCACTGGTGTAACCCCGCACGGATGGTATGACCTCGCCAAGGGTGAAAAGCCGATGATGTGGCTCGACGCCTACGACGAGTCGATCACTTTCCACATGATGGGCGGGATGGCGGTCCCTGACCGGGTTGTAGCCCCGGAGATGGTGCACCTCACATCACTCAAGGGGTTGATCCCGCCGTGGAAGCACATCGACCAGAAGGGTGCCACCGAGGACGGAATCACCAATATTGATGCGCTCTACGACCCGATTGAGGTTGAGGTGGGGGTGGAATGCCGTGGCCGGTCGCCGAAGTGGACGCGCAGGGTCTACCGCGATCTGGTCGCGTCGATCGACGCGAAGCAGGAAGCGACGTTGAACTTCCTCACCCACGACATGGGGCACTGGTGGGCGCCGGTCAGGTGGTTCCAGGGCGCGCCGCAAGCACCGCTGGAGATCGGCAAGCGGCAGCGTGAAAGTTTGCGACTGCGGGCCGATTCGGGGTTCTGGCGTACCTACGACTACGCGGCGAGTTTCCAGTTCGAGTATGAGTCGATGACCGACACGTTCAACTATGACACGTCGGGCACGCAGGACCTCGGCGCGGACTGGCCGCTGTACTACGAGGGTGACGGCGGCGGGTACGTCTACGCCAATGGTGACCAGGCGAGGTGGCGGGACGACCCGGACGATCCGCTGACAACGGATACCCGCGAGGTGGTGTGCGGGCCGTACAAGGATTTCGACACCGACACCGACAATCAGGTTGTGTCGATGGTGCTCGGCGGGTTCCAAGAGTGGAGCCTGCCTGATAGTGGGGCTAATGACCTGTGGGCTCGCATGGGCCGCGACAGCAACGGAGACTGGGACGGTAATGGCATCCGCATGCGGGTGCAGGGCAACTGGATCAAGCTGTCGAGGTTCAACAACTTCTCGCAGACGGTGCTGTTTCAGCGGCCGCTTCTGGTGGCCCCGCTGATTGGGGAGAAGTTCACCCTGGTTGCCGGGTATGAGGGCGATCCGCGCATGTTCAAAGTGTTGCGCAATGGGTTGCCGATCTTGTCGCACAAGGAAACCGGCACTGGTAGCGAGCTTGGCCCGGATTATCGGGGTATTGGGTTTGGTATGCAGGCCGGTGGCGCGTTGATCACGCAGGCGACACCAGCTCCGGTGCGGAAAGTGTCGGCTGGCGACAATGCGAATGTCACGCAGTCTGGGTTTGTGTCGATGGTCAATGTTGGTGACCAGCCGATGTATTGGGATGCGACCTTGTTTGGCCCGGGCACGTTCCGGTTGTATGACGGTCCCGGCGCGGATGAGTATGTGGAGTTTGGTCCGCTGCTGCCCAATCAGATTGTGTTCCTACGTACCGACCCGCGCTCACAGACGACGTTGGTGCAGGATTTGACGTCGGTGCCGCCGTCGCCGCAGGAGTTGAACATTTTCCAGCAGGCGGTGAAGTCGTTGTTGTCGTTTTTCTCGGAACGGAACGCGTTCACCGACCAGATTGGGTCGCTGTTCGGGATTGTTCCCCCGCAGGGCAATTTCTATAAGTACCTGTCGGGCCGGTTCAGTGAGAACGCGGCGATCCCCGCGAAGTCACCTGGCGAACCGGCGCAGCAGTTCTTTGTGAAGACAGAAATTGTTGGTGGCAACGCTGACTCGAAGGTGATTCTTTCGGGGACTCCGTTGCGCCGCTACCCGATGTAGCCACTGGAGTGGCAAGCCCCGGCCGATACCTCGGTGAGGGGTGAATTTGTGGCGCCTGTGAACCTGGGAAAGGAGGGGATAACGGTTGTCGAAGTTTGAACGCGAAACAGCCGCATGGCAATCCGCCCTCCAGTCCGGCGACCCCAACAGGATCGCACGAACCGCGCGGGCGTTGACAGAACGCAAATCGAAGGTAGACACGTCGTTCCGGTTCACGGTGTGCGACAAGTTTTGGCAGCCGATGGGCGCTGTCGGTGGCGACCTGATCGAGGCGTCGGGTGCTGACCCGCGCAACGATGTTGAAACCGGCCGGATCGTCCTCAAAGGGAACAGCCCTCTCATCCCTTTGTTCATGGACTGCAAAAAGACGATGGTCGGTGTCATCGTCGAGACAGCCGGTTTGCGGTATGCGTTCTACACGAAGAACCACACCTACGAGTACCGCGACAGCGCATGGACCGGCACCGCTGAACTGCGCGGTATCCGCGACATCCTCAATTACTACGTGATTTGGCCGTCGTGGTGGCTGCCGATTCAGGCACAGCCGTTCTCGCACGCGATCTTCGTGTGGGCGCTGCAAACCGTCGTGGAGAACATGGTCGCGGAGTGCGCTTTGCGGTTGCAGTCCGGGTGGCTGGAGTTCATCAACAACGGCCTGTCGTTAAACCCGGATATCCGGGCATGGTTCGGCACCGTGTTGCAAGCCCTGTCGCGGGACGGGCTGTCGGTCCAGGCGTTCACCCGCATGCTGCGAACCCCGGTGTATGTGTCACGCACCAATCCACTGCTGGACACGTCGCCGATGGTGGCTCGCACAGTGCGGATGGAAACCGTTCAGGCCGTCATCAAGGACGTTACCCAGTCGTACGGTGTGGATACCCGCATGGATTTGTGGCTTCCAGGTGATCCGCAGCCTGACAGGTGGGCGAACCTGGACCAGCCTACCTACGTGTTTTCCACAGTGGACCGGTCGCAGATCACTGGTCCGACGAAAACCGTGCTCGATTCGGTGCTGCGCACCACGATTGACCTTGGCGGGTCGCTGGGGGACATCTTCAAACCTGTCATCAAGCAGGTTCCCGGCATGGACGGCGTGTTTTATGCGCCCGCGTTGGGTGTGGATTTCGAGCAGCCATACGCCTATTTCGTGGCCCCCGAGCCGGGTGAGGACACCGGCATCGATGCGTGCACGATCACTGACCACACACCTGAGGGTTGGCAGCACATTATTGGTGGCCGTAGCCCAAAGTGGTTGAACGACTTGATGAATGCCACCTTCGCATGGCTGATCGACTCGCTGATGATCGTTGTTGGATTCACCGGCATACCGTCCGATCTGCTGTCGGGGTTCCTGAACAACAGCTTCCTGGCTTTCCAGTTGATTCAGCATTACGACTGCCGTGACGAAGTTGGCCCGTACCATCCGGCGATCGAGCGGTTCTATCCGACAGCATCAGCGCCGTACAACATCGAAACGGTGTTCGCATTCATCAACGCCTTGTTTGATTCGCAGGGCAAGACGACGGCGACGGTGCAGTTCCGCAACGGTGCCCAGTATGCGTTGGGTCGGGACGTTTTTCGCGGCGGCCTGATGTCGCTGGTGTTCATGTCACGTACCCGAATGGTGACTGACTACATCGAAAACGTCATGTGGCGGGTTTCCCAGGATGAGCGGAAGGTGATCGCGCAGTTGGGGGATGGACGCAAGTCGGAGGCCCCGTTGGCGAAGCATCAGCGGTTCATCACGGGGATTTTTGAAACGTTGTCGGTCCTCACGCTGTCACCTCAGGGATAAGCAGCGGTCGTCCTTTCTTTCTGTAACTCGCCCAATGTGAATGGAGCGTGCCTTATGTCGTGGCCCTTGAATCCTGCTGGGACTCACTATTTGTTTGAGGGGATCGTGGAGATTCCTGTCGATCCTACGGCGGGTGCGGCGATCCTCCAGTTGCGTCCGCAGGGCGGTATCGGTGTTGGTGTGCCCGCGATCGAGAAGGGTGATCCGGGTGTGCCGGCCACGTTCGATACGACGGTGAATCTGACGGAGCTGGACCCGGACGATCCAACCCCGGCGGAGGCGTCGCTCACTGAGATCACGCCACCTGGAACATCCACGCCGGGTGTGTACCGGTTGAACCTGGCGCTGCACGCCGGCGCGAAGGGCGCGGATGGTGAGGCGGTGTGGGACCCGACGGATGTTGATCCTTCTCCTGTTGCGGGTCAGGTGCCGGTGGTGAATTCGACTGCTGATGGGTTTGTGCTGGCGGCGCAGCGTGTGGGGGACCGGTATGTTCCGGCGTCGATCAACAACACTGCATCGGGTAACGCGAACTCGACTTTGGCTCAGGTGTCGATCCCGGCGCAGCCTTTTGATTGGCGGCCCCGCGTGTCCGGTTACACGGTGGTCACCGGTGAGGGTGCGGATGTTCGGGTTGATTTGGTGGCCCGGTTGAACGGTGAGACCGGCGGCAACGTGATCGGCCGGTGCCCCGGTGTGGCGCAATCGGAGCGGCTGACGCTTGTTTCGGGACCTGCGGCGGGCTCATCGGATGGGTTTGACCGTGTGGCGGCCGGTACACCGGCGACGATCTATTTCCGGTGTGAACGTCAGGCGGGGTCGGTGACGTACACGACTTCTGCCTCTACGTCGATGTTTTCGGTTGAGGTTTGGCCGCTGTCATGACGTCTTCGTTTGATCCGTTGCCGGAGTGGGCTCATGCGGTGCCGTCTGAGCCGGGTATTCATCCGGAGCAGTCGGTGTTGCAGTGGCAGCGTCCGTTCACTGTTCAGCAGCTGCTTGAGATTGGTGAGCAGTTCATTGAGCAGTTTTTGGCGTGGGTGGTGCGCGCGGTTGTCGGCGTGTTCGTTCCGGGTGAGGCGTCGTTCGACCAGTTGCGTGATTGGGCGTTGAACATCCCGATTCTCGGGGACATCATTGAGGCGATTACTGGCCTGGTGGGTGGTGGGATTGAGGAGCTGACGCAGTTCTTCGGTAACATCCGCAACTTTTTCCAGTCGATCAACTTCAACGATCCGAGTTTCAATCCGATTCAGGCTGCGGTGCAGTTGGTGAACATCATCATCGCCCCGCTGCGCAATTTGCTGCCCAGTTTGTTGACGATTCTGCCGATCGGCGGTATCTCCAACCAATCGCCGAACATTCTTCCAGCCCCGAAGTTTCCCGAGGGGTCGGTAGGCAATAACGCGGATTGGGTTGTGGACCCGTCGCGTTCGCGTAGCGGTGATGGTACGGGCGCGGCGAAGGTCATTGCCGATGGCACGTTGAAGGCGCTGCGGTCGGGGCAGAATGTTGGCGATTTCTTCGCGGTGAGCGAAGGCCAGACGGTCACCGCCCGGGTGTTTGTGTCACATGAGGGGTATGTGGGCACGGGCGCGCCGATTCGGTTGCAGCTGGTGCCGTACATCGATGGTGTTGCACAGCCCCCGGTGGATTTGAACGCGTACGCCCCGCAGGACGCGAACCTGGCGTGGCCAGGTAAGGAGTTGTCCGGGGAGTATCGGGTGCCAGCTGGGGTGACTGGTGTGCAAACCCGGTTCGTGGTCATGGAAGAGGCCACGGGTGGAACATTCTGGTGGGATGACGCCGAGGTCAAGCAGACCGGCGTCATTCAGCAGTCGTGGGTTGAGGGTCTTCCGGAGATCCTGCAAACCTTGCTGGCGCGGGTGCAGTTGACGATCGACACGGTGGTGTCGGCGATCCGCGGCGGCGTGCAGACCGTTGAGAACACGCTGGAGGATTTGTTCGACGCTTTGCGCAACATTTCCCCGGAGTCGATCGCGGGCATGCTTGGCCCGGAGAACCTGCGGGAAACCATCGAGAACATCGTCAACAGCATTGTCGGTGGCCTGGTGGGCCTTCCGGGCATTGGTGCGGGCATCGCCGACCTGTTCAACGTGTTGCAGGAGATCGCTTCGCGCGCCAGCTTGGGGTTGTTCTCGTGGGACATCCTCGGCATCAGAACCAACAAGCCCGTCGATAGTGGTTTGTTGCCGTCGGAGCGGTCCAACTTCCCGTTGTCGAACGTCACGACGTGGCTTGAAGCTACGCAGAGCAACTCGCTCATCGGTGTTGACCTGATTGAAGAGTCGATGCCGCTGGGCGTGGTGTCGTGGATCGGCTACGGCCTTGCGGGGATCACTGAGTTCTACGTCAACATCTGGAAGGTTGACTTGACGTCGGGTAACTGGACGCTGGTGCACCATTCCCCGAACATTGTTGGGCTTTTGGGTGGCACGGCCGCGCCGGGGGAGTTCATCTCCTACGAGTTGGATGACCCGATCCCTGTGGTGGCGTCCGAGGCGTACGCCTATGAGCTTGTCCCCGTGGGCGGTACGCATTATGTGCGTGGCCGCGTAGCGAATTTGCCGAATCATCCGACGTCGCAGATCGTGTCGCTGGCGGCCACCCGAAACAACACGTCGCCGAATAGCCCGCCGTCTTCGATTGCGAAGGCGTCGGTGACCCGCTCGGGTGATGTGCCGTGGGTGAGCATCGCCGTGGACACAGGCTCTGGTGGGGACCATCACGATCCGTTGAAAATCTATCTGGGCACCGCGGCCACGGCGTTCCCGGTTCCGAACTGGGTGAACTACATCGACCCAGTGGCAGTCGGCGCCGGTGGCGGTGGTGCGCAGGGCTGGGCCTTGGGCATCAACGGTCAGGCCGGCCAGCCCGGGAAGTTCAACGCCACCACATGGGTGCGGGGCGAGCATTTCGGCGACAACGCCATCATCACTCTCGACCCGGGCGCTGGCGGTATTGGCGGTCCTGGTGACGGCGCGGCCGGCGGGAACACCACGTTGTCTATCTCCACCCCTGGCGGTGACACGTATTCCGTTGTCGCCGAAGGTGGAGCGGCGGGCACTGCCGAAGGGTTTCTGTCGAAACCTGTTGGCCGAGGCCCGGGTACGTTCACGTTCAACGGGCAGGACTATGTGGGCGGCGGCGACCAGAAGGTCATGGGCGGCCACGGCGCGCCCGCTGGTGGCGCCGGTAACGGCGGTAAGGGCTCATTGGCGGCCTTCCAGTCCGGCGGAAATGGAGCGCCGGGTGGTGGCTGGGTGTTCTTCCGGCCCGACCCGCTGCCTGACCCTGACCCGGATTTGACGCCCCCCACTGCTCCGACGTTGGTGGAGCTGGTCGATTCAACTTTCAGCACTATCACGATTACGTGGTCTGGAGCTACTGACGTATGACAATCAAAGGGTATTTCGTTTACTCGAAAGAAAAGGACGCTTCAGGCGATTTCGTTCAGTTGAATCCCGACCCGGTGCTGCCGCCGTATGGGACGAACGGTTTGAAGTCGAACACCACGTACGAGTTTTATGTGAAGACGGTGGACAACGCTGGCTGGTTGTCGGACCCGTCGGATACCTACGAGTTCACCACTCCTGCGCACACTGCGGGTGATTTGTTGTCGCCGGAGGACCAGGCGATGGTGGATTTGATTGTGGAGGAGTCCCGCGCGGAAACCGGCCAGCCGGGCGTGATGTTGCAGATCACCGGTCCGCGCGGGAACTATGCGAAGGCGTATGGCACCACCGTGGGCGGCACTGTTCGCCCGTTGACGTTGGATGACCACTTCCGCATGGGCTCTTCCACGAAGATGTTCACCGCGATCGCGTTTTTCCAGGCCGTCGACAAGGGGTTGATCACCCTGGATGACACGCTGGAGCAGTACGTTCCGGGTATCCCGAACGGTACCGCGATCACGATGGGGCACATGCTGTCCATGCGGTCGGGTATCGCGGAGTACACGGCGGGTATCAACGCGCTCTGGATCACGCTGTTTCCGACGTGGCCATGGACGGGCGCGAAGGACTTCCTGAGCTCTATGAAAGGGCCGTCAAATTTCTACCCCGGCACCGACTACCTGTATACGAACTCCAACTTTGCGCTGATCGGGATGGTTCTGGAGATTGTTGACCCGGCCCATCGGCCGATCAAGCAGATCCTCAAAGAAGACATCATAGACCCTCTTGGGCTGACAGAAACTTCATGGCCGCCGATCGGTCCAGTTCCACCCCCAGCGTCGATCTCTGACACGTTCAACCCGAACTTCCTCGACGCTGCCGGCGCGCTGGCGACGAACATCAACGACTACACGAAGTTCGCGGAGGCGTTGCGCGACAACGCCATGGGCTTGTCACCAGAGTCGTACGAGGCGTGGCTGTCAACATTCTGGAAGCACTCCACAGGGTGGGACCCGTACGCGAACGGGTTCTACATTCCTTCCGAGTACTACTACGGGTACGGGATAGAGTCGTTCGGCACGTGGTTCGGGCATCCCGGCCTGTTCTCGGGTGGCTGGTCGTCCACGATTTTCTTCGAGCGGGACTCGGGCGCGACATTCACCCTGCACGAAAACTCAAATACAACCAATCCCCCGGCCGCGGGCTACACGCGAATTTGGGTGCGGGTGGCGGAGTATCTGTATCCCGGAACGATTACGAATGACCAAAACTGGCCGGTGCCGCCGGAGCCGGTGGATATTGGGTTCGATGCAGTGTCGGGGGCTGGGGCTGGCGTCGGTAGCGCCACTGTGAACTTCAAGGCCTCCGAGGGGGCCACGGTGTTCGCGGTGGTGGCGTGGGACCGCGCGGGCTCAGCACCGTCGGCCACGTATGGCGGCGCCGGCGGTGTACTTCTCGGGTCCGTTTCGCACAATGGCGATCCGGCGAATGGGGGCCTGGCTATTTTCCGCATGGAGAACGCAGGCTCCGGCGTTGCTCGCCAGATGAAGGCCACCGGCCCAGGCTGGGTGAGTGCGTATGCCATTTCATTCAACGATGTTGTGTCCGTGGGAACCCCCACGTTCGCGCACGGCAACGGCACCGCGCACAGTCAGTCGGTGACCGTTTCGAGCGGGGTAACGCTGCAGGCGTTCTCGGCCGGGGCAGGGGGGGTATCGTCGTCCAAGCTGACAACGATTCTGGGGGCGCGCTTGCGCGCGGAGCAGTCGGGGATCGCCCCGCCCCTGTGCGTCAACACGACGACGAGGACGGGGACGGTGAGCGCTACATCGGCGCAGCCGAACAGGTGGGCTGGCATGGCGGTGAACTTGCAGATTGGGGGATGAGCGTGGCTGTTGGCTGGTGGGCTGAGTCCCACGTCTCATTCGGCGTCACCATCACCCCGGAGGTGGGATTCCGCTACGGCGGTCCGAAACAAGAGTTCGGCGTCACCCTCACCCCCGAGATCGGCATGTCCGCTGTGGCGCACAACCGTGCGAATTTCGGTTTGTCGGTGCAGGTTTCGCTGGGGATGGGGGCGGCCAGCCACAGCAAGGCGTCGTTCGGTCTGGTGTTCGCGCCGTATATCGCGATGCGTGGTCCGGCGGAGTTCGAGCCGGTGTTTCCGTCCGAGGATTTGTATCCGTCGGTGTCGCTGTTCCCGACGCCGCGCGCGCAGTCTCCCGGTTTCGGGTTGTCGTTCACGCCGAGCCTGGGGTTCGAGGCCGCGCCGAAGTTTGCGCGGTCGTTCGGTATCGAACTGGACCCGCAGGTCGGCATGGGTACCGCACTCGGGTTCACGAAGGGCTTCGGGATCGAACTGTCCCCACGGGTTGGAATGTCCGGCGCGGAGCGGTATTACCGCGAGTTCGAGCTGACGTTGACCCCGGAAATCGGTATGGACGCCGTGGGTAATGACGGTGTTGACCCGGTGGCGTTCGACGCGGTAACCATGTCCCAGCAAGCGACGTCGACGTTCTCGTTCAACCACACGGCCACCGCCGGAGCGTCGGTACTGGTGTCACTGGTTGTACAGGGCAGCGACACGATCGCTTCTGTCACCTACGACGGATCAGCGATGACGCTTATCGGCAGCCAGGCTCTAAACAATAACGCTGGCAGTGGTTCCCAACACTTGTACGTCATTCATGGTGTTGCTGGCGGGTCCAAGCAGGTGACGGTCAACAAGCCCACCGGCTTCGGGTGGGTGGGCGCTGTCGCGGCCTCGTATCTGAACGCGACCACCACCGGCACTGTGCAGAAGTCATACGGAAACAGTGGTTCGGCAAGCCTGTCGGCGTCCGCGCCTGGAGACGGTGGCCGGGTAGTCGTTTCGTTCGCCAACATGGGGAACCGGACGTTTACACCCTCTGGCGGAACGAACCGATTCTCGGGTTCGGGCCTGTTCCCGATCCTGACCATCAGCGACGCGACGACGGCCACGAACTTCACGGCGACAAGCTCGTCGGGCACATGGGCCGCCATGGCGGTCCCGCTCAATCCCGTATAACCCGAAAGGAAACAATCATGGGCATTCCCAACGCAACTCACAAAGCAGCGTCGGACGCCATCGCCGGTCTCGGTAACTGGATCAGTGTGCATACCGGAGCTGCCGGCACCACAGGGGCGAATGAAGCCACGGGTGGTGGATATGCGCGGGAGCAGACGTCGTGGACGTCGGGCTCCACGGGCACCAACACCGGCGACGAGGTTGAAATCTCCGTGGCGGCAGGCACCTACGTGGAGGGCGGCATCTGGTCGGCCAGCTCGTCGGGCACGTTCGTCGGTTCGGAAGCTTTCGACGACGGTGACGTGGAGGTGTCCGGTTCGGGAGCGAGCATCTCCGTGACGCCCCGCATAGTCGCCTGAAATCCTTGGATAGGGGAACTGTTTTGAACATCAAAACTGATCATCAGATCGTCGCATTCGGCAACGACATGATGGGCTTGTTTGACCGTGACGGCACACTGATTGTGCAGGCCGCCCGCGTGGTCGGCGGGTGGGAGGTCACCGCCGAGGGGCGGCCCCCGGCGACCGTATTGGATCGGTCTTCGGCGATCACCGAAATGATCAACACCGCCCTCGCGGTGCTTCCGGGTGACGGTTATTCGTGCCTGGTGCCGAGGGGTTTACGGGCGCAACCCTAGGAGGGGTTTGGTATGGCTTATTCGAAGCAGTCGTGGGAGAACGTTCCCTCAACGAACACCCCGTTGTCGGCGGACCGTCTCAACCACATCGAGGACGGTATCGAAGGGGCGCATGAGGGGCTGGACGATAAGGCCGACCTCGCCCACGACCACGTTTTGGCCGATGTTACCGATGTCACCTCTACTGGCGCGGCTATTGCTGGCGCGGCGGATAACGATGCAGCCCTGGAGGCTTTGCAGCCGGAGTTGGACAACAAGATCCACGAGATCGTCGACTACTACGCGACCAACGAGTTGGATGTTCAGGTGGATGCTTCCGATGTGGTGTCGGGCACGCTGAGCATTAATCGCATCCCCGTGGGTAGTAGTGGTTCCACGGTGTGTGTTGGTAATGATTCGCGCCTGTCGGACCAGCGGACACCCTCGGACAACTCGGTGACCCTGGCCAAGATTCAGGACGGTGCGATCACCAACGCGAAGATCAATACCGGCGCGGCGATTGCGAAATCGAAGCTGGCTTCGGATGTGCAAACCTCACTGGGTAAAGCGGATTCGTCGGTGCAGAAATCCGGCAGCGCGTCCGGGATGTGGATGGGCACCACCCTTCCTGGTACCGGCACGGCAGGTGTGTTGTATGTGGTGGTGCCGTGAAAGTTTGGAACGGCACGGCGTTCGTTGACCCCACTGCGTTCAAGGTGTGGAACGGGTCGGCGTTCGTCAACCCTGAGTTGTACACGTGGAACGGGACCAGCTTTGACAAGGTGTGGCCGTCGTTTGAACCGTTCACGATCTCCAGCGAAGACCCCGGCTACGCGAACCTCATCGATGAGCCGGTGCCTGCGGGTGCTTCTGGCTGCTGGGTGACCCTCGTTGGTGGCGGAGGCGGGGGCGGTGCGGGCTACCAGAGTTTCGATGATACCTACCGCCGCGGCGGCGGCGGCGGAGCGGGTGGGGCAAAGATTCCCCGCGTGTGGGTGCCTCGCGAGGCTATGGGTTCCTCCTACAGCGTCGTCTTAGGACTCGGCGGGGCGAATACCGGTGGAGGCTCGACAGGATTTGGCGGTCAGGACGGGGGATCGTCCTCGTTCTTGTCCGGATCTGTGTCGCTGATCGCAGGAGGAGGGGCGCGCGGCGCGATCGCGCTGTCCGGTAGCAGTACGCAGGTGTCCGGGGGCGCTGGAAGCCTGACGAGCGTCGCCTCCGGGGTTGCCGGGGCCGTCGTTATCCCCGGCGCGCCCGGGGGTAAGGGGGCCGCGTCGTCAGGCTCTGCGGAAGATGGCGGAGATAACCCGAGCGGTGCAGGTGCGGGCGGCGGAGGAGGCGGCCGGGTTTCGGACTCTAATAGCCAGACTCCCGGGGGCAGAGGAGGTAACTCCGCGGTCGGTACCGGAGGGGAGCGGGGGCGGTGCCGGGGCCAACGGGTCCAGCGCCGCCGACCAAACCGGCGGTAACCCAGGCGCTGGAGGAGGCGGTGGCGGTGGCAACAACAGCGGGTCCACAACCACCGGTCACGGCGGTAACGGAGGTAAATACGGCGGAGGCGGTGGCGGAAGTGGCGGTCATAGGACTAATGCTCGTCGCTACGGCGGAGCGGGCGGTGACGGATACGTCCTGATCGAGTGGGAGTGACCCCTACTCGCCGCGAATGATCTGGTACACCCGACCTCTGGTGATCCCTGCTTGTCTGGCGATCTCCGGGGCGGGCATACCGTCCGCGAACGCGGCCTTCACCAGGTCGAACATCTCACTGGTCAGCTCGCTCATCTCGGCTGCAACCTTCTGCCGCTTGACACGGTTCTGTGCTAGTCGATCAGCGAGGGTCATACGGGAAATAGTAGCACGTTATACGCAGTTGACAGACAGTGTGTAGCGGCTATACAGTAGGTTCCATCAACTTGAGACACCGCCCAGCGGGGCGAAAGGCCTGAGAAACCAACCCCGCCGGACGGCCCACCCCCAACAGGAGGCCCACCAATGCTACGCACCGCCATCGCAACCATCACAGCCGCCCTCGCCCTCGCACTCCTCACCCCCGCAGTCGCAGACGCCGCACCCAAACACTGCGACAACCACGGCACCGGACACGGCAAAATCTACAAGCACGCCTGCGCCACCGGACCCGGCGGAGCAAGCGCCGACTGGACCTACGCCAAAAACCCCGACGGCACACCCAAGATGGACGGCACCAAACACATCTACAAGTGCGTGCGACACTGCGGCGGCGGCCGCCACCACGTCGAGACCACCGACACCTGGTGACCGGCCATGAAGATCCACGTTCAATCCCGCGGACCCGCCGGCTGGAACGCCACCGTCCTCTTCACCGCAGGAACCGTCCTCACCGTAGCTGACGACCAAGGCCGCAAACACCTCATCGACACCTCCCGCGTCACGGTCAGGAGACTGTCATGACCAAACGAGTAGCGGGGGCGATCGGAACCGGACTCCTCGGCGGTGTCGCCCTCACCGGACTCATCTCGTGGATGTTCGCCACAGGACATCCAGCGATCGACTTCTTCATCGAACGCGACACCCTCTTCTACATCTGAACAACCCCCCACAGAAACCCCGCCACCACGAGGTGCGCGGGGTTTCTGCATGAAAGGACCCCCGACATGGACCGTCTCGGAATCATCCTGCTCAAACTGTTCGGACCGCTGGCCGACAGGATCGCTGACCGCATCGCCGACAGGATCACCGAGAACCTGCCCGATCTGTCCGATTTGGATGATCAGATCGTCGCGAAACTCCCTGACCTGTCCAACCTTCCAGAACAGGTCATCAACATCATCGACGGTGCGCTGCGCTCCATCCCCGTTCTCGGCGGAATCCTCGGGAGCAAACGGTGAGCTTCACCTGGTTCGCCGACAAGCCGCTACGCACCCGCGAACAGGTCGCCCGCGAAGTCCACGCCGTCTCCCAAGCCCGTGGCCTCGATGAACTCGCCACTGTCATTGCCCTGATGACCATCTCCACCGAGGTCGGTACCGGAACTGGCGATGACCGCAAGTGGTGGTGCCCCGCCAACGACCGCGTGCCCGCCACGAAGAACTACCCCCACGACTCCCGCAGTGACGACAACCGCTCCTCCGGCTACTTCCAGCAGCAGCCCGGACCCAACGGCGAACCGTGGTGGGGCACACCCGAAAACATGATGACCCTGCCACAAGCAGCCAACACGTTCCTCGAACGACTCTCCGACGACTACGGTCGCGCGGCCAACAACCCCGCACTCGCCGGACAGTTCGCGCAACGAGTCCAGCAATCCGCATTCCCTGACCGCTACGCCGAGAAGTGGGACGAAGCCTGGTCGGTGCTGCGACGTGCCCTCAACGAAACCACACCGGAGGAACCTGTGACCGAAAACCGGCCCGCATATAACGAGTTTCCGATCTGGTCGGCCAACAACAGTGCCCGCAGCGGCAAGCCCACTATGTTCCTGATCCACACCCAGGAGGGTGGTGGTGGGGACGCCGCCGCTGAAAACCTCGCGAAGTGGTTTCAGAACGGCAACGGCGTCTCCTACCACTACACGATCTCTCAGGCGTCCGATGGTGGTGTGACGGTGGTGGATTGCGTCGACACCGACCGTGCTGCCTGGTCTGTGGGCAACGCGAACAGCATCAGCATCAACTTGTGCTTCGCTGGGTCCCGCGCCGCCTGGTCGCGGGATCAGTGGATGAAGCAGTCCAACGCGATCGACGTCGCCGCATATCTGGCGGTGCAGGACGCGAAGAAGTACGGCTTCGAGCCACTCGTGGTTCCCCCGCCATACACGAACGGCCGCCCGGGCATCTCGGATCACCGGTGGGTGACCGACGTGTTCAAGTGGGGCACCCACACCGACGTCGGAGACTGGTTCCCGTGGGACTACTTCACCGAACGGGTCAACCACTGGGCCAACGGTGGCAAGACCGAGCCTGAACCGCCCAAGGTGAAACGCTTCCCGGACGACTGGACCGACCGCGAACTCGCCGTGGAGACCTTGCGTCAGCAGCGCGGCTACACCCTGAACGGCTGGCCGCAGCTCGGCGGCCGCACAGTGGTGGACGTACTGGGCGCGATCGGAGCGAAGCTCGGCGTCGAAGGCTGCTACGACGTCAAGGACAAATCCTGATGCGCATCGACGGGCAGTACGTTGGCCTCGGGCCAGGTGACAGCTCCGACGAAATCCGCAAGATCAAAGCGTTCATGCGGCGCAAGTTCGCTTCCTACGCGGGCGATTTGGCCGACACCCCGCTCTATGACGAGGCGATGACCGCTGCGGTTTCCGAGATGCAAGCCAGATATAGCTCTGCCGGACAGTTGCGCGCGGGGTTGTACATCCCGGGGATTGTAGGGGCCGAAACCAAGTACGTCATGGGCTACCTGCCGCGCCCCGTCGTGGATACCCGTCCCGTGCTGTTCACCGTGTGCGGCACCGGCGTGCCCTGGTGGGTCGGCCCCGACGCCGACACCGCACGCGCCGTCGAAGACCAATACCTGTGGCAACCCATCGGATACCCCGCCGCACCGTTCCCGATGGGCCGATCCATCACCGCAGGAATCACCGAGGCGCACAACCAGGCCAACCGGTGGCGCGAACGCATCGAAACCCACGGGACCGCACTGGCGGGCTATTCGCAAGGCGCGGTGGTCCTCTCGGAGCTGTGGATGAACCACATCGCACCCGAAGACGGCTCCCTGCAATGGATGAAACCCCATGTGCGTAAAGCGGTCACGTGGGGCAACCCGAACCGCGAACTCGGACACGTGTGGGCTGATCACGGCGGCTCCCCAATGGCCCCATCCAACACCCAGGGCGTGTCCTCCAACGGCATGCGCAACACCCCCGACTGGTGGCGCGACTACGCCCACCAAGGCGACCTGTACGCCTGCACCGAACCCGGCGACACACAAGAGGTCCGAAACGCCATCTGGCAGATCGTGCGCGACCTCGACCTGTTCACCGGCCCCGATTCACTGCTGGCCCAAGTGATCGAACTCGCGCAAGCCCCGCTGCCGGAAACGATCGCGATCACCCGGGCGATCCTCGACGCCGGCATGTTCTTCGCGAAACGCACCGGCCCGCACGTGGACTACAACCCCCAGCCCGCCATCGACTACCTACGCACATAGGAGGCAACCATGCTGACACGTTCATTCTGGATCGACGCCGCCGAGCGGGCCATACGCACATTCGCCCAAACCGCGATCGCCACCCTCGGCGCCGGGGCAGTCGACCTGATGACCACCGACTGGATATCGGTGCTGTCAGTGTCCGGCGGCGCGGCCGTCGTATCACTGCTGATGTCGATCGGCGCCGAACGCCGCGGAAACCCCGGAACGGCGTCGGCCACTAGAGCGGTCACTGCCGCATGATGTGGGAATCGGTGCGCGAAGCGATGGACGCCGCGTACCAGCCTGACGACGGTATCGACCTGATAGGACTGCTCATCATCGGTTTACCTTCCACGATCGCAGCTATCGGAACGGGAATTGTCGGTGTCCTCACTGTTCGAGGGCAACGCAAGGGCCGGGAACGTGCCAGACGGATCGACGCGAAAACCTATGAGATTCACGAGCAGACCGTCAACACCCATGACACCAACATGCGCGACGACCTCGACGAGATACGCGATCTGGTGCGGGACGGATTCAAACAGATTCAACGGGACATCGGAGGGTTGAGGGAGGAACTGCGAACCGAACGCCTCGAACGCATCGAAGGCGACAAGCGACGCGACCGGTGAAACATCAGGAAAGGGAACACCGAATGTCACTCTTGGCCGATCTTGCAGGTTTGGAGCCCCGCACCTGCCCCGCATGTGATTGGGTTGGTGCCCGGTCGAAGCAGGAACGCGCAGAGATAAATGCGTCGGTGGAGTCCGCGAAACGCGGAGACGTCAGGTTCACCGATGTGTTGCGGGTCCTCGTCAAACACGGTATGCCAGACATGAACTCGCAAGCGTGGCGGCACCACGCGAGGAACCATCATGTCGCTGACTAGCGACCTGCGTCAGGTGCGCATCGCCGAAGGTGTGCGCAACAAAATCCTGATCCTCGACGTTGAACGGCTCCCCGGAATCACCGAACAATACTGGTGGGGCAGGGGAGACCTGAAGAACCGGTACGTGCAGTACGAGACGGTGACCCGCATGCCGCGCACCACGATTGTGTGCGCCAAGTGGTATGACCAGCCCGAGGTTATCCAGCTCGCCGAATGGGACAAAGGTGGACGCAAACGGTTCCTGCGGCGCGTCCACAACCTGCTATCCCAAGCGGATATCGTTGTCGGGCACTACATCGACGAAGCTGACGTGCCGTGGCTGAAGGGTGATCTGCATTTGGAGGCCGGGTTACCTCCGCTGCCTCCGTTCAAAACCGTTGACACGTTGAAGGTGTTACGCCGCGAGTTCAAATCCGGTGCCCCATTCAAAGGTTTGGACGCGTTCTGTCAGATCGTTGGCCTGCCCGCTAAGACTGACCGCTACGACCGGGGCGCGATGGAACGCGCCGTGACGGGGAAGAGCGCCGCGGACCGGGAACGCTTGGTGTCGTACTGCGCTGGCGATGTGGTTGCCACGCAGGGGTTGTACGACTTCCTGCGGCCGCACATCAAAAACCATCCCGCACTGTTCGTTGACGGCGAGGACAAGCTGATGGTGTGCAACCGGTGCGCTGGTGAAACTGTGGTGATCCCGCGGCGGTACGTGGCGAATGTGTTGACGTATACGATGCGCCGCTGCACCAACTGCGGGGCGCATTCACGACTGTCCATCGAGCCGGAACGCATGAGCGCTGTGAGAGGGGTGTGATCGGTGAACGTTCGAGTGTGTACGTTTCTAGACCACGGAGTGACGGTAGGGTTCCTGTGGGACGCGTTGAAGTTGTGGGTGCGGTTGTGAGGCCCGCCGATCCAGTCAAGGCCGCGATCCAAGAGAGCCTGGATGCGCAGGGCGAAGGCTGGCAGGTCGCGCACTACGTTGTGGTCGCCGGCTTGGAGCGGATAACCGGCGACCGGATGGACTTGGGTGCGACGACGATCATCACCCCAGTAGGTCAGCCTGACTATCTGACTGAGGGCCTGGTGGGCCGCTACTGGGACGAGTCGGATGATGAGTGATCCGCAGTTGGAGTTGTGGCGGTCGGTGTGGCTGGCGGTCGTCGCGGGGATGATCGTCGCGCTGTTAATTCACGTCCTGGCTTAATCCACGCCGCGTGAAGCATCAGGCTTCAGGAGGCGTCTCACTCAGCATGGCTATGTGGTGGGTGTGGGGTGTAGATGGAGATTAAGGATTTTTGATGCCCGATAACTTGATTCGCAACGAGCTTCTAGAAGCAATCGTTGAGGAGTACCCATGGTTCCCTGAATACCCGGTCGACTGTCACATGAGCTGTGCTAGGTGGCAGATCGCCGATGAGTGGGGGCACAAGGTAGGAGAGGCCTGGGACAGGTACTCAACCTGCCTTCTCCTGCTCGGAAGGGCGCACCCGAACATGGTGCGCTACCTCGACGAGGAGACCTCGTGACGCACGGTATCACCGTCTACACGAGCGGCGCACTCCTCGCATACGCAATCCTGTCGTGATCGCGTTGTAGAATGGGGCCGTGCCTGGATGGGGCGCAACACCAACCTCATCATTGAAAGGCATTCCCTCATGCAGAACATCACCATCGGCCGGTACAAGCCGGCCAAGGTTCACGCCAACATCGAATGCTTCGACGGCAAACCGCCCGTAGTGCTGGATGTGGCGGACCTGTTCGACGGCTGGATCGAAGGGATCCGCGACGACGGATCGTCATGGATCATGTGGCTGGATTCCAAAGGCAATCCGTGCGTGTTCTACCCCAACAGGGATGAGGATGGCGGCGTGATTGGTGATGGAATCCGGCTGGGGGACAACGACGATTCGCTTGATGATGACTAAGTCCGCTGCGATCGTCTAGGCTTGATGGTCTGGACAACGGCAACTGTTCAGGTTACGGGGCCGCCCGCGCTTGCACACACTCTCCAGTGCGAGCGGGCGGCCCTCTTTTCGCGTATCTACTGGTCCCTACCCATTGGATTCTTCCCATCGTTTCATGAACCTGCCCGCTAACCGGTACACCGTACCTCGGGGAGTGCGCACTGGAACCCTCACAACCTACCACACACGTCAGGACAACTCTCCCGCGTGAATACCCTGGAGGATGTCCGCGGCACGGTCGGTCAGGTACTCGGATGTGTTCGGGTCCATGAGAACCCGGTCGATGGTCGCCACGATGCGATCCAACGCATAACTGCGCACCGGCTGTGAATGCCTCACCCGCGATCGAGTACTGAGTGAGTGAGTCACCGATGGTGGAGTGATCCGGGTTGCGTTCAGCTTTGTACCGGTCAGTCGCCGCAGTCATGCCCCCATCCTTCGCGAGTAGCAGGTGTCGCATTCGGAGTGGTCGATACCGTTCTGGTACGGGTTGCGCCACACCTCATTGAGGTGGGTGCAGAACTTTCCGCATGCTTCACAACGCAGAGGGCGTCGGTAGACCATTTTCAGGTCGGCGTCTTCCAGCATCTTGGACAGTTCAGCGGCCATGTTCATTGCTCCTTGAGCCATCGTTGGATTGTGTTGGTTGATTTCCCGGTCAGGACGGCTATCTCCCGGACAGAACCACCAGCAGCCGACGCCTCGATCACTTCCTGGCGGAGCTTCTCGTCCGATCGCGCAGACGCACGAGCTGCCTTCATGAGACGACTGCGGTTCGGCTCCGGCACCACACCACGAGCACGCGCCATCAATCGGCAGGTTTCTTGCTGATGCGGTATCCAAGAGAATCGGCCCACTGCCGCAGCAGCGCGACCTGACCTTCTTCGGTGTGGTGAGAACCCGTATACCAGCCCGTGTAGACGCGGGTCGAAAAATTCTGACCGGCGGCTATCAACTGAGTTGCATCGGCATGCTCAGGAGTGTGGACGGTGATGCCCCACAGTCCTGTTACTGGTTCGACATGGCCGTCATAGATGCCCTCTTTGAGAAGGCGAAAGAAACGCTCTGGGTTCTTCTCATAGTCACGAAGATTGTCGTTGCAGATGGTGATGTTGGTGTTGAACCCCATACGTCATATCGTATCACTTTCGCGACGATTGATAGGTAAATCAGGGGCAGTTCGGGTACGTATCTACTGGATCGCCGCTGGCTCGTATTCGCCGTACACCCCGCGCGGATCCCCAGCCATCACCCACGCATGCTGCCGGTCAGCACGAGCCACCACCGCGAGGGCCTCAGCCCGCTCACGCGCAACCGCCGCTCGGTATTCAGCCGACACCCACATGTCCGTGTTGTCACTGACAACACGGCTCCAGGTTTCCCTAGGTCGCTACAGGTCTAAAAAGGTCGGAACAGAACCACACGGGTGTTTTTTCGCAGGTAAACGCCCATTTCCCCACGATACGAAGGGGTTCGAATCCCCTTAGCTCCACGTTTGACCAGGGAAAACAGAATCTGACAGCACCGATGACATCACAACGGATAGAATCCGGGTATGGCATCAGTGCGTGAACGGGTCCGCAAAGACGGAACCACCGCCTACCTGGTCTCCTACCGGTTCGGCGGCAGAGGAAGCGCACAAGGCGCACTCACCTTCGATGACCGCAAAGCAGCAGACGCCTTCGCCGCCGCAGTGGACGCTCACGGTGCTGCACGCGCCCTGGAGATGCACGGCATCGACCCCACACCGCGAGGCTCCAAGTCGGAGCTGACCGTGGCTGAGTGGATCCGCCACCACATCGACCACCTCACCGGCGTCGAGCAGTACACGATCGACAAGTACGAGCAGTACCTTGCCAACGACATCAAACCGAACCTCGGCGACATCCCCTTGTCGAAGCTGTCGGAGGAGGACATCGCCCGCTGGGTGAAGGTCATGGAAACCACCGGCGGCCGCGACGGCAACGGGCACGCCCCGAAAACCCTCCGCAACAAATACGGGTTCCTATCGGGGGCACTGAACGCCGCCGTCCCCCGATACTTGTCCACCAACCCTGCGTCGGGCCGACGCCTGCCCCGCGGGGACGCTGAGGACGACGACGAGATCCGCATGCTCACCCACGCCGAGTTCGACCGGCTCCGCGACGCGGTTACACCTCACTGGAAGCTGATGGTTCAGTTCATGGTGTCGACCGGTTTGCGGTGGGGCGAGGTGTCGGCGCTGCAGCCCAAGCATGTGGATTTGGAGACGTCCACGATCAGGGTGCGGCAGGCGTGGAAGTACTCGTCGGCCGGGTATGTGTTGGGGCCGCCGAAGACGAAACGGTCCCGCCGCACGGTGGATGTGCCGGCCAGGTTGTTGGAGCGGCTGGACCTGTCGAACGAGTTTGTTTTCGTCAATACCGATGGTGGACCGGTCAGGTATCCGGGGTTTCTGCGTAGGGTGTGGAATCCGGCTGTGGAGAAGGCTGGTCTGGTTCCGCGGCCGACTCCGCACGATTTGCGGCACACGTATGCGTCGTGGCAGCTAACGGGCGGGACACCGGTGACGATTGTGTCTCGCCAGCTGGGTCATGAGTCGATTCAGATCACGGTGGACACGTACACGGATGTGGATCGGACGAGTTCGCGGGTGGCGGCGGAGTTTATGGACGGATTGTTGGGGGACTTTTAAGACCCAGATGCGCCCTACCAGGGGATCTAGATCCTGGTAGGGCGCCTTTTTGTGTTTGCGGACCTCACTCGGTCATAGTCCAGGCTCCGCAGCCGCTTGTGCGGAACATGATGCGGTGGTCGCCGTTGATGGTGCCGGTCCACGACGACACCCCGTCGGGTTGGATGTTCGCGCGGACGGTGCCGGATGATGCTTCACCTTCGCGGAGTGTTTCGCCGCCGCGATACTCGGAGACGCTGACGATGGCCCAGGTGCAGCCGGGGGAGTCGGGTGGGATGGTGGCGGTGTAGGTGCCCCAGTCGTATCCGTCGGCGCCGCCCATGTTGTGGTAGCCGTCGCCGGGGATGGTCCGATACGGGTTCACGCGCGCTGTGGTGGTGGTTGGCGTTGTGGCGGCTTGCGTTGTGGTGTCGTCGTCCTTGTCGCCACGGGCGGAGACGAGGGCGACAAGGGCGAGGACGCCGAGCGCGGCGGCCATCACTTTTCCCGGCGAGACTGCGTTGGTGTTGTTGTTCATGGATGTGTGCGCTTTCTGGTGAGGGGCTGGCAAACGTGACGCACTGTCGGTTATCTAATCGTGATATTCCCATTTGTGGGCTTCGTGTGTCGATCTTGGCAACGATCCGTTAGCGTCTACGCATCCGGTTGCGAGGGGTGGCCGGTGTTGTTCATTTCGGTAGGTGCAGCCCATGTTTGATGACGATCTCGACACTCTGCTGGCGCGGATTTTGAACGCGATGGATGAGTGCCCGCCAACAATGTGGTCGCTGGACCGGGCGCGCCTAGTCCTTGCGGCGTTGACGCGCCCGGACGCTCCTGGCGACGTGGGCGTGGATCGCAGGGCCTGTTTCGCTGGCCCTAGGCTGGCGCGGTTGCGGCGGTTCACCGGGCCTGGCGCCTAGGTCTTCCTCCTGGTCTTGATGCGTTTCGCGCGGTGTTCGCGTCGTCTGCGCAGTTTCCATGACATTTCGTGCCTCCTGTAATCGTCTGGTTATTTCTGCAACTAGGTCGGCGTCACTGATTTGTTTCACCGATGTGTTGGTTCCGATCGGTACTGGGTCTCCTCCGCTCAATGTTGCGATCGTTGAGCCGGGTTCCCACTGCAGTGGAGCATCGAGCATTCGAAGCGTTGAACCGCGGGGCCGCGGTTTCGATGCGTCGTTGTTCTCTATGCGTGACTGCACCACGTCGGATGGCCCTCCGGCTTCCTGAACCTCGGCTTGGCTGAGTTTCAGGTACTCGCGTCGGGCTCGGACGATCTTCCCGAGTCGTTCCCAGTCGGCCTGCGCTGGGCCGTTCTGCGTCTTTGGCATGGCGCCAATCATCCGGAAAATGTTCGGCAAACACAACCATCGTTTGGCTAACGACCGTCGTGTAATTCCCATGTCCACCTGCGGCGATGTCGACGTTTGCCCAGCTAGACCAACATTTGCCGAACAGATCCTTGCGGATCCCTAATGTTTGCCGTACATTCGGACGCATGCCAACCGGTTCAAAATTCTCCCGAACCAAGAGCGTCGCCGACCGCCCACTTAGGACTCCACCGCATGTACCTATCGGAGCGCTGCGTGCAGTTGCCGACGTGACGCTTGAAGAACTCGCAGTGGGAATCGGTCAGATTTGGGAAGAGGAAGGCCGCTCGGACGCGAAGCCGCCCAGCCGCGGCACCTTGTCCGCGATCGAGTCTGGCCGCCGTGGCGCATCACCAGAACTGCTCGCCGCCATCGAAAAGTTCTTCCACCTGGACCCGGGGACCATCACGACCGCATACCGGCCGAGGCCCCGCGCGCGTTTCGCCGCATAAGAAATGCCCCCACCTGTGTGGAGCAGGTGAGGGCAGAGACACCTGAGAGGAAAGGCTCAAATGTCTGAATTACAGCTTACCGGTGACCAGTCACCATTCGACGCCGGACGCATCCCGTGCCCGCAGGGCGGCGAGGACCGTTGGTCGGCCCGCTGGCTGATGGAGCAGATGACGTACCCGACATGGCAACACTTCGAGCCGGTCATCGAGCGCGCCAAGACCACGGCCGCCAGCGAGGGATTCAACGTCAAGACCCTTTTCACGGTCAACCGTGAAAACTCTGGAGGTAGGCCGCGCACTGACTACTTGGTCACCCGATACGCCGCATACCTGATCGCCATGAACGGCGACCCGCGCAAGCCCGCCGTGGCCGCCGCGCAGCACTACTTCGCGGTCAAGACCCGGCAAGCGGAAGTGCAGCCGGCCATTCCGGACATCACCACCCCTGAGGGGTTGTTGGCGATGACGGAGATGTTCGCGGACACCGCGCGCAAGCTCGTGGCCGTCGAGTCCGAGAAGAAGATGTTGGCTGCGGCGATCGAACGGGACGCCCCGCTGGTTGCGAAGGCCGAGGCGCACACCGGTTCCGATTCGGATGTTCACCGTCAGGAGTTCGCCCGCGAGGTCCAGGCGTGGGGGACCAAGCAGGGCATCGAGATCAAGCAGGCCGATGTGTTGCGGTTCCTTGGGCACATCGGGTTGTTCATCCGTGGTGAGCGGTCCGACACGGGTCACGCGACTGCTGATGCGCTCAAGCGCGGGTTGGCCTTCACCCATAAGGATGTGGCGCGCAACGGCTATGCGTATGCGGTCGGGAAGCTGACTCCTGCTGGTCAGGACTATGCGTGGAAGCGGATCACGAAGTACGTCGGTGATCACGGCTCCCTGGAGTTGCCGCGCGAACTTCGAGGTGGCGACCCCGCATGACACTACGTATGCCTATCGCGCACCAGATTCTCACTGGCTCTGCCGAATTCCAATCCCCCTGGGAAGCGGTCGGCCTGGATGAAGCGGTGATTCGTTCTGCTGCGCGTAATCACTTCAAGTTCGAAATACAGGTCGCCAGCGAACTGTATTGGAATGGCAAGCAGAACGACTATGACCTATCGAAGGACTTCGGATCACTTCGGGCACCGTACGACAACTGCTGGTTGGAGTGGTCTTGGCCGTCCGTGATGATAATCGAGGGCAAAGAATCCCCCGCTCCTCAAGCCCTCAACTGCGCAGCCATCACCGAGGTCGCAGACGCTGACAGCGGACCTGTCCTCATGACCCACCTGTTGATGCAGACACCTGGACATCCCATCACTGTTACAGGCATTGCTGACCAAGTTGATACTGACAAACAAGGGTCTGTTCTTAAGCGGCGATGGGTCTACCCGAAACATATCCCCAAAGCCCAGGTAGATCAAATGTCGATGGCCGTTGGGTGTGAACTCAATGTGCTCTACCTGGCCTTCAACTTGATCAACTGCCGAAACGTCTCGACGGCGCGGGCGGGAGATATCAAAGTTCGCCGGTCCGGGTCTGCGAAACGCAAAAGGGAACCTCGACTCGATTATCACACCATCCTCCTGCCAGGAATGGTACGGGGACCAGCAGGGGCCTCCTTAACGTCTGGCTCGGACGCCGTAATGCCGCTGCATCGGGTTCGCGGCCACTTCAAGACCTTTACAGAAGCCGCCCCGCTTATGGGCAAGCACACCGGAACCTATTGGTGGGGTTGGCAAGTGCGAGGCAACAAGAAGAACGGCGTCATTGTGTCCGACTACAAAGTAGGTGAGCCGGCATGAAGTTCTCCGGTGAATACCTGTACCGGGTCCGCGTGATCCGTTACCCCGAGGGCGCGTTCGAGTGCATCGATGAGGAAGCTGACTACTGGGTCCCCACTCCCGGCTGGCAGCCGCCAGGCTGGCGTCCGCGCGGCAACTACACACAGATCCTCGGCACCGACGAGTTCGTGTGGCCGGTAACCAACAAGGTGTATGGGTCGCACTCGACAGCGAAGAAGCGTGCTGACTTGCTTGAGTCCTATGGGGCTACTGCGGTGGTTGAGCGTTCCAGCCGGATTGTGTGGCCCGAATCATGAGCTTCTCTTTCTACTCAAAACCTCAGCGTCTGATCAAAAAGTCACACGGCGGTGTGACCATCGGTCTAGGGAACTACGACGGAACCGACCTGGCCTACCTCAATGTTGGTGACGGTTACCGCAATGACGGCGATGTCCTTCTCACCGCCGATGAACTCACGGACCTGATAGATCAGCTCACCATCATCCGAAACGCGATGAGGCTGACATGACTTTCCACGCGAGGCCGCGGCCGAAGGTGCAGCACTGGCCGAAACCGAAGAAACCACTGTTTGTGTCGAAACCGAAAGGGGGAGCGAGATGATCGAGGCGTACCCCGTGGAGCAGGTGGCAGACAAGTACCTGCCTCACATGAAGGACCGGGTTCGGTGGATGAAGCGCCGACTCAAGAAGGGCGAGATTCCGGGGAAGCAGCTGTCGCGGAGTGTGTGGGTGATGACGGACGCCCATATTGAGCAGTGGCTTTCGGGTGGCCCGTCTGTAGCCCATCAGGATCCGGTTGAACCGGTGTCGTTGGTTGATGGGTTGTCGGCGCGGTCGCGGCGGAGATTGGCGAGTTGATGGTCAAGGAAATTTGGCTTCCAGTACCGGGGTGCGAAGGACACTACGAGGTATCCGACCTAGGCCGCGTTAGATCTCTCACGCGACCGGTGAGTAATGGTAGGGGCGGACTGCGACGAGTCACCGGACGCGTGTTCGCAAGAAAGCTCAACCGCTACGGGTATCCGTGCGTCTGCCTACGTAAGAACGGATTGCGCAAGGACTTCACGGTTCACTGCCTTGTTCTGGCAGCGTTCGTTGGGCCTCGCCCCAAGGGCATGGTTGCCAGACACCTCAATGCAGATAGGAGTGACGCTCGGTTGTCGAATCTCTGCTATGGAACCCATTCGGAGAACAATTACGACCGGGTGAGAGATGGCCACGACTGGAATTCAGTCAAGACGCATTGCCCTCGTGGCCATGAGTACACCGCTGACAACACCTACACAGGTCCGAGAGGGAATCGGGATTGTCGCGCATGCATCCGTCGGAGATCCCGAGAGTACTCAAGTAGGCGCAAGTCGGTAGCACTCCGTTCTGGCTTATCCCATACCGCGGAGGCGTCGTGAGTACGTCTGCTCCTAAGCATCGGAGTGTGTGCCAACTGTCGGGTGAAGTTCGCCCGTCGGGGTTGTGGAAAGCGTTGGCGGAGTTCGACGCCAGGCAGATGAAGGAAGCGGCGGAGCTGGATGCGTTGCGTGAGGAAAACGCGCGGTTGAGGTGCCGGCTACAGGAACTGGGGGAGACAGCGTGACTCTCCTCTGGGTTCTCATCGCGATCGTCATAGCCCTTCAGGTTCCCCAGGTGCTTCTGGCGCTGGCCCCGCGTTCGTTGTGGGACCGCCTCTATGACAGCCGCCCAACCATGGCGTGCTTCCTGTGGGGATATTCCCACCCCTTCGGACCGAGTTGGAGCAAGTGGTGAATCTTGTTGAGCGTTTGAATGCCAGGTTTAACAACGCAATCCATGACGGTTTAGCCGCGTTCGGCGCTGTGGTGGATCCGTGGTTGGCGCGCCTGGAGCGTCAGGCCATGAGCAATGCGTTGGGTCGGGATTTCGGCCTGGACTACGCGGATGGTCTTGCGGCTGCGGAGGCTGAGGAAGAAGTCCACGAACCGTCTGCCGGGCATCGGGTTTCGGCAGGCCAGTCATCTGCTACGGCAGGTGACATTCGCCCCGGCGCGGGCATGGTTCCCCCGCCCCCCGCGCCGGGACCCTCCAACGGCTGGGACGAACTGCACAAGCAGGTAGGGCCGAACTCGCCAAAGTGGATACACGACGCCATCGACTCCACCAAGCAGTACTGCCGCGGCGTCGCCCGCGAATTTCTCGATGATGACGAGTTCATGGAGTTGGGGGAGTTCCTGGATTCTGCGACCGCGGAAGAACTCGCCGCCATGAGGCAACAGCATGCGACGGCCGCCGAGTTGGAACGCCATCTGCGTTACTTCACGACCGTGCCCGGCGCGTCCGGGGTGAACCCCGGCGTTGTCGCCCAGTCACTGCTGGAGAACTACCGCATCACCCCGAGATAGATCAACCCATCCAAACAAAGAAAAGGAACTCCCAATGTCCATTGATCTCGACCGAATCACCCACCCCCTGCGCCTCGCGGAAGGCAGCCACCAACCCGGCTCCGGGAAAGGCTGCGCCATGAACGTCATCTCATACATCAACGGCGACACCAAAATCACCGACTACCCCGAATGCTCAGCACGCCCACTGGCCGCCCTGGTGCAAATGTGCAACGACCGACTTGCTGGACCTGACGGATTCCTATCAGCCGAGAACAGCGTGTTAGTACTCGACTTGGGTTGGCAGACAGTGGGCACCGCAGGTGTTCCGGATTCGGTGTACGCGTTGTGGATTGCCGACATGCTGGATTCCCCGGAGTGGGGTGTCGTCCGGTTTGCGGACGAGGTTGGGAAGTCTGCGATTCGTGATATCGCGGACTTGCATCGCCGGTCGGCGGTGGGTGAGGTTCCGTTTGCTTGGGCCGCACGGAGCGCCGCACGGAGCGCCGCATGGAGCGCCGCAAAGAGCGCCGCAGAGAGCGCCGCAGAGAGCGCCGCATGGAGCGCCGCAGAGAGCGCCGCATGGAGCGCCGCATGGAGCGCCGCAGAGAGCGCCGCAGAGAGCGCCGCATGGAGCGCCGCAGAGAGCGCCGCATGGAGCGCCGCATGGAGCGCCGCAAAGAGCGCCGCAGAGAGCGCCGCATGGAGCGCCGCAGAGAGCGCCGCAGAGAGCGCCGCAGAGAGCGCCGCATGGAGCGCCGCAGAGAGCGCCGCATGGAGCGCCGCAAAGAGCGCCGCAAAGAGCGCCGCACTTATCGAGTTCACGCGGCAGGCGATAGCACGGTGGCGCGAACTAGCTGGGCTCGACCTGGAAACCGAGATTGACGCTGCGGACATCAATGCCGCTCTCGCCCGCATCAACGGCTGACGCAGGCGGGCCGCCGCCCCGATTGCGCGGGACGACGGCCCTAACACCGGAAACACACAACTAAGGAGACAATTCCCGATGTCAATCCAAGATTCTAAACCCGCATGGTGGGACCACCACCAAACAAACTGGTCCGACCTACCCGTCACCACCAACCCACCCATGGCTGACCTCGACCTCTTGAAGGAACTGGAGGACCTGGCGGAGTTGGTGTTGATCCACACGGAGAGTGTGTCGTGGTTCCGCCCGTTCCTGCCCCCGGTGCACTGGGAGAACGAGCCGACGATCTGGGAGCAGATGAACGGCGACGCCGTAGTCGCACTGTTGCACGACTACCTCACGACAGGAGAAGCAGCATGAGGCGCAGTGAGAAGAACTGGCGGTATTGGTGGACGATGCCGCTGCTCATCGCCGCAGGCATCATCGGCCCAGGTTTGACCGCACCCGAAGCGAAAGCCGACATCAACAGCGACGCCTTCGTGATGGCACTCGACTCCGAAGGCATCCCCTACACCAGCAAAAACGACGCCATCAAAGCAGGCAAAGCTGTCTGCACCATCCTCGACACCGGCCTGTCCATGTACGAGGCGTCAATCGTGGTGCACGAGAACACTGACCTGTCCATGTACGACTCGGGATATGTGGTGGGTGCTGCCACGGCGGCATTCTGCCCTGAACACCTGAGCGGAACTGGGTGGGCGTGATGGCGAACTCACCGTTCATCCAACTGACAGAAGTCCACACCAGCGACTGGCGTTCACGGGCGCGCTGCACCCACAAGGACGGCGACATTTGGTTCCTCAACGAATCCGGCCACTACACCAACGACGCCGCCCGCCGCATCTGCTGGACCTGCCCCGTCCAAGCGCCATGCCTCGAATTCGCGTTGCAACACAACGAGGCCGGCGTGTGGGGCGGCTTCTCAGAGAAGGAACGTGCCCGCATCAAGCGTGGTGAACTGCCCCCGGTGAAACCGGCACGGTTCACCGAGAAGGAATGCTTGCAGTGCGGTGAGGTGTTCGAGCCGGTCACCCGCAGGGCAAGGTTTTGCTCGCAGAAATGCAAGAAGCGCGCCTCGAATGCGTTGCGGTCACAACCGTCCCTGAAGATCTGCACGCAGTGCGGCGGCGAGTTTATGGGGACGTATGCGAAGACCTGCTCGAATGAATGCCGACGGGCGCAGAGGTGGGGCGCGTGAGCATCGACTGGTTCGCCGTGGAATGCGCCGTGAACGGAACTCCCATGCGACTTAATACCGAAGAGCGCCGAATGCTGGTGCGGCGGCGCCCGAAACTCCCCGAAGTGGAGTTGGCGCGAAGGGCGCACTGCACGGTCCGCACCATCGAACGGGACAGGGCTGAACTGCCTGAAGCAAAGTTGCAATCCTGCCCGGTGTGCGGGGAGGACGCGTGGGTCACGACCGATGGCAGCATGGAAGCCCACCCAGACAGGCTGTTTCAGGAATGCCCACTGTCGGAGACGGATTGGGAATCCCGTATCGCTGCAACAGTCATCTGGTTGTCTCGGCGTATCCGTAGCGGTGACTCCCTGCCCGTGTGGGCCTATCTGACAAGCCTCCCGGAAACCGAACGCACTCAACTGTTGATGGCTGCCCTTGCCGGTGTGCCAGATGTTGAGGACCCGTTCGCGTGGATCACAGAACTGGAGTCCGTTGCATGACCCTGATCGATCTGTCGTTCATGCTCGCCGCAGCGGTGGAGGACAAGCATGCGTGGCGTGACCTGGCACGGTGCGCCGAAGTGGACCCCGAAGTGTTTTTTCCCGAGAAGGGTGGAAGCGCGAAGCCGGCTAAACGGATCTGCAGCCGGTGCGAGGTTCGGGTCGAATGCTTGGAGTTCGCGTTGGCGAACCGCGAGAACTACGGGGTGTTCGGGGGGTTGTCGGAGCGGGAACGGCGTCCTCTGCTCAAAGCGATCGATGGTGAGGATCAGGTGGCATGAGCAACGGGAACAGGCTCACCCCAGAGCAGGTGCAGACGATTCTGTTGATGACTCGTGAGGGGTGGTCCGCCAAGGACATTGGGGAAGTGGTGGGTTGTTCGGCTCGGACGGTGGTTCGGGTTCGGGCGGCTGGTGATGCCCGTTTGGCGTCGCCGGATCAGTTTGTTCCGTTGAGCCAGGAGCAGAAGGATTTCGCCCAATATTTGCTTGATGACGGCGCCCCTTATAACGAGGTTGCCCGCACGTTGGGTGTGAGCCGGACAACGGTCGAAAAGTATTTCCCTGGTTACGGGTGGTCGAAGAAGCAGGCTGCTGAGTTCACAGCTCTGGTCAAGAAGTTCCGCTGGTTGGAGGCTTCGTGATGTGCGTGTGTGGCCATAACCGGTCTTTCCACCGCTACCAGTGGGACAAGTTCCGGGGACGGTGGGACACGGGTTGTGACGCCACCAACTACCACGGCCCCGCCGGACATGAACGCTGCCACTGCTCCGAATATCGAGACAAGGACGAAAACTGATGGTTGTTGATACACGGGTGATTACCGCGAGGGACGACGCGAAAGCCGGTGCGGCTGCGCTTGATGACGCGCGGTGCGCTTTGCATGAGTTGTTGTCTGAGGGGCCGCCTTTGCAGTTCCTGGACCGCGAAGCGCTGGAGTTGAACCTGGATGTGGTGAACAAAGCGTTGTCGCGTGTGGATGCGGTGATCGGGTCGTTGGACCGGATTGCGGACAGGTGGACAGCATGAGCGACAGGATCGAAGCGACTCTCGGGCAGATGTTCCGGGACCACTTCTTCAACAGCCCCCACGAGGACACCCGGTGCTGTGTTGAAGAGTTCCTGGAAGCGTTGAAAGCGAACCGCATCGCACTCGTAGAACTCCCCGAGGCGAACTCCGAGAATCCGAACGAGTGGATCGACCTGACGTATGGGGACGAGCGAGTCGAATTGGTCGATGACGAGATCGGTCTGACCGCTTTCGCGCGGTACTACTCGGTGGGTGAGGCCCAGGCGATCGCCGCTGCTCTTCTCGCTGCTGCTGCGGAGGTGACCGAATGAGTGATCCGACTGCCACACTCGCCCTCTGCAAATGGTTGGAAGACCGGCTAAAGCAATGGAAAGCAGAAGCCAAACAACAACTCGGATTGTTGGCGGGGGAGCGGAAAGCCGCCGTCGTCTCCGGCCAAGTCATCGGACACGTGTCGATGGCGAAAGGCCGCAAAACCGCCAAAGTCGCATCTGAGACGGCACTGCTCGCCTACGTGAAAGCGAACTACCCCACCGAAATCGAAGTTGAGGAACGCGTACGACCCGCGTTCCTCAAACAACTCCTGGACGACGCAGCGAAGAAGGGTGCGTTCGTTGACGTCGATGGGGTTGTGATCGATGGGTTGATCGATGTTGTTGAGGGTGCTCCGTATCCCATTGTGAAGTTGTCGGATGACTCGGATGTGACGATCGCTGGTTTGTTGGCTCGGGGTGCTCTCGGGGTGTCCGGGTTGAAGGAGATCGAACAATGACCCTGACTTTCAAGCCTGCGACTCGCGTCAACCTTCCGATCCCCGCGTGGATCTACGAGTACCGCCTCCTTCGCCGCTGCGAGGTCGACGAAAACGGATGCTGGCTCTGGCAAGGACCACTCAATCCAGCCGGATACGGAAGCACGATTCGGGCCTGGCACAAAGGGTGGTTGCCCCACCGGCTGGCATTCACAGTCATGGTCGGCCCGATCATCGGCGACAACCAGATTGATCACCTATGCCGGGTCCGGAACTGCATCAACCCGAAACACCTGGAGCAGGTGACCCAGGCAGAGAACCTACGCCGCCAGGGCGCGGCAGTGACTCACTGCCCCCGAAACCACGAGTACACCCCAGAGAACACCTACAAGTCCTCTGACGGTCTCCGCCGCTGCCGGGAATGCGGACGGATTCGCAGCAGAGAACGAGCGCGACGCAAGAAGGCGGAAATGGCATGACCGAAGTGGACGCTGACAGGCTCGCAAAACTCCGCGAACCATTCCCCGCCAACCAGATCGGCAAGCTGCCCAAGGGTGGCATCACACTCGACTTCGTCGGCCACGGCTACCTCACCGCCCGGTTCCTCGATGTAGACCCGTTTTGGACGTGGGAGCCGTTCGCGGTAGGGGAGAACGGGTTGCCGCTTCTGGATGAGCAGGGCGGTCTGTGGATCCGGCTCACGATCTGTGGTGTTACCCGCATCGGCTACGGCGACGCCGGCGGGAAGAAAGGCCCCAACGCCGTCAAGGAAGCCATCGGTGACGCGCTGAGGAACGCTGGCATGCGGTTCGGCGCAGCTCTCGACTTGTGGTGCAAGGGAGACCCGGACGCCCCCGCACCGCCCGATCCTGCGGTGGCTGAACGCAACGCTCTGCTCCACGAGCTGGGCGATGCGTGCGCGGCTCTGACGCTCGATGAGAAGACGGTGGCCGCCCAGTTCTACGGCAAGTACAAGGTGACCGCGAGGAACGCGAAGCCGCAGCAGTTGCGGGAGTTCATCGACGACCTCATGGAGAACGGTGCCCCCGCATGAGTCGCCGGTTCACGGGGTTTCCCCCGGAAGTCAAGGAACTGATCTGGGAGCGTGCTCACGGTCGTTGTGAACGCTGCAACGAGTACGCCTCAGACGCTACTGCACACCATCGCAGGCCCCGTGGTCTTGGCGGATCCCGCCGCGAAGACACCAACCTGGCATCCAACGGGCTGTGGGCATGCGGTGCTTGTCACCGCTGGGCCGAGTCGTACCGGACGCAAGCGTTCGCCGAAGGTTGGCTTGTTCGTCAATCCCAATCCCCCATCCAGATTCCCGTCCTCTACCGCAGCCAATGGGTGCTGCTCGACGACGACGGAAACACCTACCGGATACCTAACCCTGTGGAGGCAACACAATGAACCGTCCTGTGTTTTACGTGGATCAGAAAGAGGACTTGGAGAAGGGCACTTTCTGGTGGACGGTGTCTGCGTCGAACGGTCAGGTGATTCTCACTTCTGAGATGTATGGCAGGAGGCGCGACGCCAGGAAAGCAGCCCGAAGCTTCATCGGGAACATTGGAGACGTTCCCGTGTCGTTCCGGTACTTCAACCGCAACAGAGAACAGGTGGAAGAACGCTTCTCCGTTGGGATGTGGATGAGCGATTCTCGGGAGTGGTTCGCGTGATGTACACGGTTTCGGGGACGTGGCCCCACTACATCATCACCGGTGGAACCGAACCACCGAAATGCTTCAACTCCACCGTCACCGCCGTCAAATACCTGGAACAGATTCTCCAGCAAGGCGACACCATCAACTGGCAGGTCCCATGAAAATCGGCTCGTTGTTCTCTGGTGCTGAAGGGGTGAATCTGATGGACGCCGAAGCACTCTCCACCTGGCGCAAACGCCGCCGCTACCACCGATCCGCCTGGGGACGGCCGAGCATGCCGATCCAGCCCACCTCGCCAAAACCACACAGGAGGAACGATGAGTTGCGGTGGCTCCTGTCCATAGAGGTGGCAGCGTGATCACTGTTGTTTGCGGGGAATGCGCCCGCACCCAAGGCCGGACGGTGACCGCCGAATTCACCACCACCGACGAAGCCCAAAGATTCATTCGCCGACACCACGCCCTCGCCGACCACCGAGCACACGTTGAGGAATCTCATGACGTGCCTGTTGTGTGATCATCCCCGCTCCACCCACACACCCCAATGCCGAACCCGGCTGGGCGTGGATGCGGATGACATGACCCGATACACGCAGTGCCTATGCCCAGGATTCGAGGCCGGTCTGTGTGAGGTGTGCGGCGGAAACGGATGCGCAGACTGCGAGGAGGTTTGATGCGGAAAAACGTGTTTTACCAGCGTGTTTCGGGTAGTATCGAACGTGAGTACGAAGACGGCCCGGGCGGTGCTGGTAACACCGTGACCCCGGGCCTAACCACTGGATTGGAGTGGCTGTGACTGATGATAGTCCACGCATCCCATACGACTGGGCAAGGGTGGAATGTCCTACCTGCGGATCTGCCCCGGACACCCGCTGCCGCGCCAAGTCGGGACGAACAACCGACGTTCACATGAAGCGCGTAGATCTGGCATTCGAGCGTTACGCCGAGATTCGAAGGTGGCGCATCCACAACGCCGTCATAAAAAAGTTGTTCGGCGGTGATGCGTCGTGAGGATCAGGTCCATCAAGCCTGAGTTCTGGCGGTCCGATGACATCACCAAACTGCCTATCTCGACCCGGCTCACGTTCATCGGCTTGTGGTCGTATGTAGATGACAACGGTGTTGGCGCAGACAAACTCGTCTCCATCGTTGCCGATCTGTACGCCGATGAATTCGCCCGCGAGCCTCTAGAGACCCTCAAGAGAGTCACTGAAGATCTGGAGAGACTAGCCAGCGGTGGACAGGTGACCCGCTATAAAGCCGTCCACAACGGAAGTCTCAAGGATCTGCTGTACATCACCAAGTGGAAACAGCATCAGCGGGTGAATCACCCCAGTCTTGGCCACAAATATCCACTCCCACCAGCGGATATGGTCAACACGTCAGTGTCCCTCTTGAGTTCCTCTGGAGACCCTCAAGAGAGTCTCACCCACGAACAGGGGAACAGGGGAACAGGGGAAGGGGAGCAGGGGAGCAGGGGAGCAGGGGACGAGGAAGTCCCGCTTCCGCCCGAGCCACCGCCCGGACCGTACGACTCACCCCCCGTCGTCGTCGACACGGAACCGGTCTCAATCGAACTCGTCAACAAGCCCTCGAAGCCGCAACCATCCTCCGCTTCTAAGACCGTTGTCCGGCAAGAGCTTGGAAGCAACACCTATCCGAAAGCCACTGTTGATCGGCTGGCAGTCCAGGTTGAGAAGCTCACCCGCGAAGGACAACCGGACGCCCTTATCCGGGAAGCCCTGCGCGAATGGGAACGAAGGCCTAACTGCAACCTCCCCGAATACCTCCCAACAGTCCTCGGAGATGTCATCAAGTCGTCTCGATCAAGCAACCTCACCGCCGGCGAAGCGAAAGTCCTCGGATGGGCTGGCCTCGGAAACCCTGACCAGAGAAAGGCAATCGGACAATGAGCGACTCTTATCAGATCGCGGCCAATGCTCTTGCGAAGTGCGCTGCTTACGATCCGTGGTTTCCTCAGCCGAACCGCGCCACCGTCGAGGCGTGGGCTGAGCAGATCGAACTGTGGAAGTTCAACCAGGCCGACGTGTTGGCCGGGGTGACGAAGATGTATTCCGATCATGGGAGCGGGTTTCGTCCGTTGCCGAAGGATCTTGTTGATGCTGCCCGTGCGATCCGGCGGGATCGGTGCGAACGGGAGACTCCGGCGGAACGTGAGGCTCGTGAGGATGCCCGTGACGCGGAGTTGGAGCGCCGGCTGGCTGCGGCGGTTGGCCGGGTCGCTGAGATGAAGTCGATTGATCGTGCCTGACCGGTACGGGGATCCGACACCGGAGCCGAGGGTGTTTGCGCGGCCGAAGGTGAATGCGTTGACGGTGCGGTGCTCGTGGTGCAAGGCGGGTGTGGGTTCTCGTTGTGTGGTTGCGGGGACGGGTGTGGTGTTGCGGCGGTCTTCGTTTCATGACGTGAGGGTTCGGGATGCGGAGTTGGCGGCTACGGGCGCTTTGGCGCGTGGGCGGATGTCATGAGCGGCGGCGACAAGGGGGAGGGTGTGAAAGTCGCTCAGCGTGGCGTACAGCCCCCGCAATCAACAACAGGAGACGAGTGATGGCGCAGCGAAAAGGCGGATTCGACTGGATCCGGTCAAACTACGGTGTCCCGGCGAAGCGTGGAATGCGAGTCATCTTCGATGGACGACCCGGACGCATCGTGAGTGTGGACGGCCCGTACCTGATGCTCCACCTGGATGGTGATCCATGGGACTGGCGCACTCGTGTGCATCCGACGTGGCGCATGGAGTACCTGACATGACGTTGTTCGTATCGAGCCCGGATGATCCGCGTGTCCTGGAGGCGGTGTCGTGCAGGTCGTGTGACATCTGCAAAGCACCCAAAGGCCAGCCTTGTTCCAACACGATTCGTCCGGGTAAGCCGCTGCCCGGTCGGGTCATCCACTTCGGGCGGCTCACAGACAGAAACCGAGAACCGAAAGGCGACGAATGAACAACCCCGAGTTGCGTGCTGTACTCACAGAAGCCCTCGCCGCGCACGAGGTGTTATCCCTCGACGCGTCGCCTGACAATCTCGTCCGGATGAACATCCCGAAGAGTAATCCGCTGTTCTGGTGGATTCAGGAGCAGCGCTTCGATAAGCCCATCCCGTACGTCACCTTGACAGTGGGGGGGATTGAGGCGCGGCTGGCCCTAACCCACGTTCCCTCGATTCAGTACCGCTATGACCCAGACAGCGAGTGGTACATCGAAACCGAGTGGATGCTATTGAGGAGCGCGCCGTGAGTAGCGAAGCCCAGAACGTGATCGCCGAGGCGCTGCGTGGGCACGAGTACAACGGTGCCTCGTGTGGTGCCGAGTACCCCCGGCACGAGTTCTGCACGTGCGGTTGGTCCGGTCCCGGCGAGAGCGCGCATGAGCAGCATCAGGCCGAGGAAATCGACAAAGCCCTCGGAGGACTCAGGCCTGAGTACATCGCACGACACGAGTCCGGTGGCGGGACCATCCACGGAACACGTGTGAACGCTGAGATTGCGATGCGCTCCTACGTGGTTTTCCCTCCCGGTGTCGATGATCCCGGTTCAGGCAGATTGACCGGTATTGAATCCCGCTGGGTGTCGGGATGGAGCGAGGCATGACACATCACTACCCGACGGAATCCCCGAAAGATTTCCCCGTAGGCACAACGTTCGTCCGCCTGGGGTACGGCGTACCGGTAGCGGTTCTGTGCCGCATGACCGGTGCCCAGTTGTGCAAAGAGATCGGACTCAAGATCCTGCCTCCCCGTGTGGGTCGTCACCGCAAGGAGGGGGCGGTGTGATTCAGGTTCATTGCAGGGAGTGCAACCGGGTCTGGGACCAGTCGTGCGAAGACTGCGCTCAGTGGAAAGCGGATCGTCACTCGATCAACACGGGGCATACGGATATTCACATCATCCCCGACACCACACCCCCACGGCCCGTGGTGGATCAGGGGTGGGCGGAATGGCTCACGAAAGGAAAACCATGAGCGACCACCTTTGGTACGAGGGTCAGAAGCGCAAGGAGATCAATGCAGCGATGCGCAGAGCGTACGAAGCCATGGACCTTGCGTATCACCGGAGCCAGACAAATGATGATCTGCTCGATCACACCACTGAATGCAGCCGCGCTTTGGCTGAGGTGCGGCGACACGTGAGGGAAAACCACCTGTGACTACTACTCCTGAGCGTGCAGCTCTGGTTGAGAGAGCCGCGCAAGCCATCTGCGAAACCACCGGATCCGGCCGCATGTTCCCCTGGGACACCCTGTCGGAGCAGGAGAAGGACGCGTGGCGCCGCATGGCTGATGCTGCGTTCGATGTCCTCATCGACGCCTGGGCTCCGCCGTTTTGAACGGCCGCAAGATCGTCACCCCCGCCGATCACATTGACCGGGCCAAAGACGAAGCCGCTGCGGGGGATTACCAGGCAGCGCAGACTCACGCTCTGATCGCTATCGCCCAACTACTAGCCGAAAAGGACCAACCGTGACCTTGTCCGTGATCCTCGCCGCCCAGGCTCGGTTCATCCACGAGAGCCCTGTTTGTCCGGTGTGTTTCCAGCCCCGCACAGAGCATTCCACCGACTGCAAAGGACACCACAAATGAGCGTCTACGCACTGAAGCAACCGCATCCCAACGGGGGAGAGTGGATCCAGGAGCACGACAGCCTAGAGGATGCGCTTGAGTTCCAGTCGCATAGCGGCGGCATTCTCGTCCGGCGCGAAGCAATACCTGGGCAGCCTGGACTGTGGTGGGTAGAGGTCAACACCGAATTGCCCAGCGATGTCGGGTCGGTTGTGCAGTCTGAACCCAACCAGGAGGCCTGAAAAAAATGACCCAACCGATCGACACCGATACCCATGTGGAAACACCCACCAAACCCAAACACATGAACCCCAACAAACGCTGAACACCAAGGTAAAATCCGAATCTTGGAGGTGCCCATGAGCGACAAACCTCATATTCTTTACCGCTTCTACAACGCGGAAGACGATCTTCTCTACATCGGAATCACAAACAACCCGAGAAGCCGATTCAACCAACACCACGCCGACAAAGCATGGTTCAAATCAGTCGCCCGCTCCACGATGCAACACTTCGCCACCCGCGCTGAGCTCGAAACCGCAGAGGTAGCAGCGATTCAATCGGAGATGCCGCGATACAACGTCGCGCACGTAGTCCACAACAAGGGAGAGCTTCGACCCAAGTCAATATCCCGACGACCAATCAGTCCCGACGCCAATAAATTCCAGGCCCCGGACGCCATCACAAGCGACGCTCCGACTGTTGAAGACCGCGAAAACCGCATGGACGAGATCGAAGAACAGATCTCCCGAATCCCCAGGCTCATCCCCGGCGAACGATGCCCCTCCTGCGAAATGATCCTGCTCGCACTCGAATACGACGGATTGGTGAAATGCCTCAACTGCTTGAACATGTGGACACCCGACGAACTTCAGGAAACCCTATGACCCAACCAGCAGAGGATGGCAACCTCCCCGCCGCCAAAACCAGACTCGGAAACGCCATCTCCGCGCTCATCGACCCAAAACCCGAATACACCGAAGGTGCCACCAGATGGCGCGACTCCCTCTACGACCAACTCACCGAAGAAATCCCCGGCTCCCAAGGCAACGCCTCCCGCATTCCGCAATCCTCACCACCCCTCTGCATCGATGCCGTCGAACTCAAAACCGAAATCGACGCCACCGTCGCAGCATGGGAACCCTCAAGCTACTGGGTGTTCGGACCCCCATACCCCGTTCCACAACGCGACCTCACCCGCGAACACACACCACTAACGGTGCTACGCCTCCAACTATTGGAACGACGCCCATGGCGGCCCCAAGACGCCCACGGCATCGAACAAATCTCCGGAAGGATCGAAGCCTGGTGCGAATCCATCAAAACGATGCTCAACCCGCCACCGAAATGGTCACTCCCAAACCCGTGCCCAGCCTGCGACACCGCCATCGTGTACCGGAAGAACTCAGCCGGCGAAACCGTCCGACAACCCGCACTCCAAATCGGCCCATCAGGATGCGTCTGCCAAAACTGCCACCACGAATGGGGACCGCAACTGTTCCAGCACCTCGCCAACGTTCTGGGCTACGAACTACCCGCAGGAGTCCTCGAATGAGACACGCCAACCTCCCCACATCCCCTAGCTTGCTTGCGACATGCAGATTCATATGCCATCATTGGGTCGGCAAGTGAAGTGTGCCCAAAGCCCGAAGACCTCCACAGGTTCGGGCTTTTATTCATTCCCGGGGAGGCCAACCATGAGCACCTTCCCCGCACCCCGCACGCTCACCGAACGCATCCAAGGCGCACACCTCAACCTCAAACTTGCACGGCAGGCAGGCAACCCGGACATCATCGCCGCCGCTGAACGCATACTCGACCAGCTGATTGACCGGTTACCCCGCCCCACACGCCAGGAGAGACAGAACCACCATGTCTGACTTCACCGAGATCGGTAAAGCTGCCGCGAAGGTTTTCGAGGACGGTATCCGCGCGATGATCGCGCAGGAACTCGACGCACGCGGCGTCAAAGGACCGTCCACTGTCGTCAACAACAACGTGACGACGTACTCGCTGCCTGATTCGCAGGACGCGCAGTACATCGAAGTCAAGCGTCAGGTCGGCGGTAGTAGCGGCGCTCGGGGAGCCTGACGAATGCCGCTCAAGCATTTACGATGCTGCCCGGAGCCTTGCGGCAAGGTTCGTTTTTCGGCGTGCAGCAAGGCTTGCCGACTCCCGAACGATATCGACCCCGAGTCGTGGCGCATCAACTTGCAGGACGGCGCCGGCACAATCGGTGGCGAAGGGCGGGCTGACAGAATCAGCGACGGCCTCGCAGGCGAATATCCCAAATGAGCAGTCGATCGCTAACGTCACCGGTCTCCAGGACGCTCTCGACCCGTGCCCAGGAACCGTTGCACTAAGTGCTGACCCGGCCCTGCATGGCCGGGTGTAGGCGCTTCCCGCCTGGAGGACCGGACCCCCCGACAGACGTATGAGCTGGCGGTCACGTATCCGTCCTCCGGGCCTCAACTTGCCAGGCCGGCGATCCCCGCCAGAAACCAGGAGCGGGGCGCCCCTGAACCGTCGGAAGGACAGATACATGACCCGCGAGAGAGATCAGGCAGACTTTTCAGGCCTGGTCCTCATGTCGGTAGTCGCCGCCCTGGACGGTAGCCCGTGGGTTACGAAAGGTCATTTACGGGAGCTGTCAAGCGAAGTAGCCGCCGTGGCGGTGGAAAGGATGTCCGAGACAGACTCCTTTTTCCTACCGGACGGAACTCTCTTTGAGAAGCGCGACAGCGACCTAGACGCACTGGACGAATATCGGGGCCTCACAGACCTCACGGACTTCCTTAACCGCACGCTGAACAACCTGGTTCACCCCGGCGACGAAAACACCAAACCCTTCCCGATCCTCCTGCCGGGACTACGAACTGTCAGTGTCCCCCCGGAACTCGCCGGCCACTTCGCTGAAGAAGCAGGGCTGCCGCACCTCGACACCCCGAAACTGGTCGCGGAAGCGCTCGCCGCGGCGATCACCCAAAACTATGTGATCCTCACACGCGAAGAGCACGAACAACTACGCCAGCAAGCAGCCGACGCACCAACCGGGCACCGCGTCATCAACATCCGCACCACACCCACGGGCCAGCCTGTCCTGTCGATCACCATCGACAAGGCAAGCAACGATGTTGTTGTCCCCGCGAAAGCGTTGCAGAAAGCAGCTGAACAGTGATCCACATTGAAGTTGACGGGAAAGTGCTCATGCACGCCGACCCCGGCCAGTGGACCACCACGCCACCCGATGTTCAAGCGGTCCAGAAAGCTGGACCCAACGAGCCTTGGATGTTGCCGATCATGGCCGCGCTCGCCAAAGCCGCCACCCTCGCGATGGCCGGGGCGAAACATGAGGACACCACAATCCGCGTGACCACACGCAAGAACGGCTGGATGCTGGACTGCACCAATGGATGACGCCGCCCGCGCCCGCCTCGAACTACGCCGATCCAACGCTGCCCAGCCGCACCGAAACCGGCACCGCGAACGCAAAACCGGACGAACCACAGACCGCAACATCTGCTACTGCGGCGACGCCGACTGCCCAGACTGCGGCGAATGGTACGAGTGACGAACTGAGCCCACACAATGACCGACGTCGTGATCAACGGAACCCGATACGTTCCCGAAACCACCAACGGAACTCCAATCGGAATCGGAGTCACCACCCGCAACCGGAACACCATCGCCGACGAGACAATCGCCCACATTCGCCGCCACACACCCAACGCCAAACTCGTCATCATCGATGACGCCAGCGACGAACCATACCCGGCAGCCACCTATCGGTTCCCTCAACGCGCAGGCATTGCCCGAGCCAAAAACAAATGCCTCGAACTACTCAACGGCTGCGAACACATCTTCCTGTTCGACGACGACTGCTACCCCATCGCCGACAACTGGTACCAGCCCTACATCGACTCGCCTGAACCCCACCTGATGTACCAGTTCGTCGACCTGGCCAGCGGGCGGAAACTCAACGACGTCACGAAGGTCTACGACGACGGACACCACTTCGCGCTGACCGGTGCCCGCGGCTGCATGATCTACGTACACCGCAGCGTCATCGAAACAGTCGGCGGCCTCGACCCAGAGTTCGGCGGCTGGGGATGGGAACACCCCTCCTGGTCCGACCGCATCTACAACGCCGGCCTCACCACATTCCGGTACGGCGACGTGTGCGGCTCCAACAAGCTCATCCACTCCATGGATGAGCACCTCGAAGTGAAACGCTCCGTCCCCACCGAAGAACGTAAAGCCGTCGCCACCCGCAATGCCGAGTTGTACTGGAAACACCACTACACCAGTAGCCACCACATCCCCATCGTGGAACCTGACCGGCGTGTGGTGCTGACCTGCCTGCTGTCGAACAAACCTGACCCGCAACGCAACACACGCATGCGGCCCGACGTCAAACTTCTCGAAACGCTGATCAACTCAATCACCGACGCCGAAACCGTCGTGCTGTGCGACAACCCACTCACCCACCCGCAGGCGTCATTCGAGCGAGTCACCAGCCCAGTAGACAACCCATACTTCGCGCGCTGGTACCTGTACTACCAATGGTTACGCGCCAACCCCGACGTCCAATGGGTGTGGTGCGTAGACGGCACCGACGTCGAAATGCTCAACGCACCCTGGAAACACATGGAAACCGGGAAACTATACGTCGGCCACGAACCCGCCGTTGTGGGGATCGACTGGATGCGCGACAACCACAAAGCCACCCACCTGCAAACATTCATCGACACCCACGCCGACCGCACCCTATTGAACGCGGGGATCGTGGGCGGTGACCGGGAAACCGTCTTGTCGTTCACTCACGACATGATCGCCGACCACGAAGACCAACAACGACGCATCTGGCACAAAGAAGACACCAAAGGCACCATCATCGGTGACATGGCCACACTCAACTATGTTGCCTACACCAAACACGCAGACCGTCTCGTCTACGGTCCGCGCGTCGCAACCATATTCAAAGCCAACGAGCGCAACCCGTGGAGCTGGTGGAGGCACAAATAAACATGGACCAGAACCTGAAACCCGGCGACGACGTATGGGTTGACTTCGACGGAATCGAACACGAAGGCACCGTCGAGAAAATCCAAGCCGGAGGCTGGGTCAGATGCTCCATCGCCATCGACCCCGAATACGACTACGGCAGCATCACACCACGACTCACACCACACTCCACCGTCGCCGTGAAAACCACACACATACGACCAAAGACCTCGTGAACAACGCCCGCCCAGCCGGAGCAACGTGGAGACACACAAATGGGCCTCGCAACCACCACCATCCACCGACGCACCGTGCACAAGCAGTTCACCACGCAGATCGCCTGGGAGAAAGAACTACAGGCATACCGCACGATGCCATGGGCCACGCCCAAACTCATCGACTTCGGGCCCATGTGGATCGAAACGGAACGTTGCACCCCGATCCTCAACCTGCACCCCAACTGGTCCCGGCGCTACGCTGAGCCGCTGTGGGATCTGCTCGCCGCCATCCACGCCGCCGGCTGGTGGCACTGCGACCCCTGCCTGATCAACGTCGTCGTACACCCCGACCGCGGCGTGCTGCTCATCGATTTCGAGAACCTCACACTCGCGACCGGAAACCGCTCCTACGACTTGCACGGCGCACGCGCCGCCGGCGTAGAGCCAGCGTGGCACGGGCCAGGACCAGACGGAGTCCACTGGGGAGGACCGTGGGACACATGCCCCGGACCATACTGGGACCACACATGACCTACACCATCAGCATCGTCGCCCACACCACACGCGCAGAACAAGCCCACCAACTCATGGAAACCGTAGGCGCCGCATACATGAACATCGACAACGGCGCACTCGGATGCGAAAACAACCACCGCAAAGTCTGGCAACACCTCACCAAGTTCAACACCGACTGGCTCGTCGTACTCGAAGACGATGCAATACCGTGCAATAACTTCCGCGACCAGCTCCACGCCGCACTAACAGCGGCACCCACCCCAGTGGTCAGCCTCTACCTCGGACGCGAACGGCCACGCGAATACCAACAACGCATCGCCAAAGCCATCGACACCACAGCACACTGGCTCACCTGCCGACGACTACTCCACGCAGTCGGAATCGCCATACACGCCGACCTCGTACCCCACATGCTCAACAACCTGCCCAACGGCAAACCCATCGACGAAGCAATCAGCGCATGGGCACGCCACCAAGGCCACACCATCGCCTACACATGGCCCAGCCTCATCGATCACGCAGACGAGACGCCAATGATCGCCACCAGAAGCGACAACCAACCACGACCACCAGGCCGCGTCGCATGGCAACACGGCGGACGAGACACCTGGACCACCGACACCCAACCGATCTGATGCCACGCGCGCCTAAGGTCTGCCGACACGCAGGCTGCACCACACTCACCACAACCGGCACATGTCCCCAACACACCACACACCGCTGGGGCAACCACCAAGGACGCAAAGTCCCACACCGCTTGCAGCAAGCCACCTTCCGGCGCGACAATTGGACCTGCCAAAGCTGCGGACACACCGCGACTCCCGGCAGTGGACAACTCCACGCCGACCACATCCAACCCCGATCACGCGGCGGCACAGACACACTCGACAACATGCGCACCCTATGCAAGGCATGCCACGCGCCGAAGTCCCGCGCCGAGGCCCGCGGATCGAACACCTGATCGAAAACCGGTCGAAAGTTAGCTGGAGGCGCGAAACGTGCCCTGACCTGCGCAAACGCCCACATGCCCGTAAGCCTCTGACCTGCGGAAACACCCCCCCAGCAACCCCCCCCGGGGGGGTCTGCGCGGCCCCGGTAGGCGC